GCTATCGCAGAAGCTAACTACTCAGGACACCCAAGCTTTATCGCTGCAGACCCTGTTCTTCGTGTAACAGCAGTTTCAGGTAACGGCACAACAATTACTTACACCGCTCAGAACCCTGGCTTCTTGTATGCAGCTGGTTCTAACGTAACAATCACTGGTCTTACAAACTCAGCATTTAACCTCACAAACGCTACAATTGCTACAGCTAATGCTTATCAATTCACAGTAACCAACTCGGCTGGTTCAGGCGTATCAATCACAGGTCAGTCAGGCGTTGCAACACTTGGTGCAGGCGCAGCTGATTCAGATGGTTCATATGTCGGTTCCGTTGGTTATGTAACAGTTCCAAACGTTCTTGGAAAGACTGCTACAAACGCAGCTACTCAGCTTACAGATCTAGAGCTTGTCGTAACAACAGCCTCTGCTTATGTTCCAGCAATCTCTAACGTAGTTCTTACATCTAACGTTGTAACAGTAACAACTGCTGCAGCACACGGATTTGCAGTTAATGACTCAGTAGTAGTTGCCGCTGTAACTAACACAGCTATCAACGGTACATTTACTATCACAGCCGTAACATCAACAACCTTCTCATATGCCCTTACTCACACTAATATCTCTACTGGCGCTGATACAGGTACAGCTAAGGTTGCAGCTCGCTTCAGCACTGTCTACAGCCAATCAGTTGCTGCAGGTACTGCTTCAATCGCAGCTGGTACAGCAATCACAATCACACCTTACTCAGCTTCTTAATCGAACTGAAAAAGAGCCGGGAGTTAACGCTCCCGGCTTTTTGCTTTAGTGGGAGAATAAAGCTATGACCCACCCTAAAAAAGAGCATCGCCAGTTTAAGGTGCCAATGAAAGATCCCGCAACGGTGGGTAGGCTTGGGGACACTAGATTCCCTCTTCCCAATTCTGTAGTAGACTACGACCAGATCTACTATGGCTTAGGACCTGATTCTGACATAGATATGGACCAACATCAAGGGACGGATATAGATGACACAGCTAATGGAACCGGAGCTACAGGAGATGCTGCAGGCGGAGGAATCGCAGGGGCGAATTCAGTGTGATGGCTGCTCAGCTAGAGCCCAAACCACAGTAATCCTTCCTTACGGGGAACTTTCCTTTTGCATGCATCACTATAATAAAAACGCTCAAGCGCTTACAAACCAAGGCGGAATTGCTAAACTCTTGTCTGAATCAGAATAGATGGGACATTAGCATGCTACTTAATACTCCTGGCGGTCAGGGCGGACAGAATATTGCAGGTGCAGGCGGAGGCGGAGCAGCCGCTGCTATCTTTGGTGGTATTGCTAACCTTGCAAGTGCTAAAAATAAATTTGCTATTCAAAAGAGCCTTATGGACTATTCCCATCAGCAGAAGCTTGATGAGATCACCCACAGAGAAAAAGCTAAAGCTTTAGGCACTGGATTAACTATTGCTGCTGGTCATGCAGCATCTATGGCCGCATATCAAAATGCATTAGGTGATGCCGCAGGAAAAGAACTTTATGGTCAGCATCTTGCGGAAGCACCTCTAAATGAAAAAGGTGTATTTAGTCCCAGTGCTGCTATTCGTGCTGCCAAATATAGAACTGAAAAAAAGGCTAATAGTGGAGCTGAAACAACTCCTGCTGCAACAACATCTCCTGAAGATGTGTACAGTGAAGGAACTCCTATGGGAGAAAACCCAGGTCTTGAGGTAAATCCTAGTCGTACAAATAATCTTAGTGTTGGAATGGGAGAGGGTAAGTAATCATGGGTCAATTTGATAATATTGTAAAGAAGGCTCCTGAGGGACGCATACTTCTTAGTATTCCTCGTGAGGCATTTCCTGAGAAGACACAGGGCAATCTTCCTGCAGGTAACGTTACTGTTGCCGGTGTAGAAGGATACAATCCTAAAGATACAAACCAAGGTGGGCCAGCTGCTACATCTCTTCCAGTTCGTGCTAACCGAGTACTTCCAAAAAAGGTTGACATAGCTGTTAATGGTAAGCGTTATGTTAAGCCTGAAGAACCAGCAAGTTCTGTAACAGGCGAAACTATTCCAGCGCCATCTGCAAGTGAGATCACTTCTCTTAGAAGAGCTCATGCTAAAGATCTTAAGATGCAGACTGTGCCTGGTGTAAAACCTACTTCACAACCATGGACTCCAGAAGAAGATACTAATCCTGAATCAACTACCACACTTGAGCTTGATGAAGAAGCAAGTAAGAAATTTGGAATTACAAAAACAAAGCTAAAGCCTAAGTATGCTGAAGAGAAAGCACAGGCTGAATCTGGTGCGGAAACTGCTGGCATGATTGAACGCCATATCAAAGCATATGGCAAAGGACCTGAATCTAAGCCTCTTATTGAAGCTAATCAACAAGAAGTTAAGCCTGGAATAGAAGAACTACGTCGTGAGCGTAAGCTTAAGGGAAAGCGTGGAATTAAGAATTCTGGCATGTTTGATAAAGCTGGAAATCCAATTGAGTCTACAAATCCTGGAAATCAAGGTGGAACAGTAACATCTGCTCCACGAGTTAATGGGGAAGAGGGTCTTCTTGCAGAATCTCGCCCAGCTGATGTATATCAAAAGCCAGAGGTACAGTCTACTGGTACTGTGATCCCACTTCACAATATCTTCCCTAAAGTAGATTTTGGAAAGACTACTCCTCAATTAGAAGCTATTAAGAAAAAGCAACTTGCTAATCAAGGTCCTAGAACAACTACTCAGGTTCTTGATCAAAATAAGCTTAATGCTGTAACTTCAGGTGAGCGTTCTAATGAACAAGAGGTTGTTGCTAAGTCTAAGCTTAATGAGCGTTTTGATGCTGAAGAGCGTCGTCCTATACATTCCCCAGAGGTTATTTCTAAGGCTAAGGAATTGGCCGGTCGCCCTGTAGCTGCAGGCGGACATGGTCTTCCTCGTCAAGCTATTGAGCACCCTGCATTTGAAGATACGCATAGAGATATTGTTCGTAAAGCATATGTTATGCATCACACAGGTATCACACAAGATACTGCTGGTACCGACGTAGAGAAGCTTGAAAAATACACAGGTAAAGGCCCTACTGCTAAAGGCCGTGTTGATCAAGCGTATAAGCTTATTCAAAATAAAGAACGCTTTGAAGCGTCTAAGGCTCCAGGTACAGGATACACATACAGTCCTGAACAAGGTAACGTTGATCTTGCAAGAGACAAGTTTAAGACACGCAGCGGTGAGATAGTACCTATGTCATTCACAGCTCATCCAGAACATCCGTTGAAGAATGGACCTATGGAAGGCAGTGCTGTAGGATTTATTGGGTTTACCTCACATCCTGCAACAGGTGGAGTTCCACTTGTTAAGGGAAAGATGGAAGCAGGAGAAGGTGAGCCTCTTCATCAAGGTTATCATCCATATAAGGATAAAGAAGGTAACCGAGTATTTGAACACCACAATATCCCTGCAAACGCTGTGCATGCTGCAGACTTAGTTAAGGATATGGTGCATCACGAAGTAGGACCTAGAAATGCTATTAGCAGACTAAAGAAGGGTTCTGAACTTCCACTTGATATTGGAGGACTTGCAGTAACTGCTGCAAAGCCAGCCCCTATTGCTGGTTCAAAACCAACTGTATCTGTAGAAGGACCTGTACGTCAAGGAGAAGCACAACCACGTATGCCAGGAGATACTCAGTCACATTCATATCATGTATCTAGAGGAATTAACAGCCCTAGCTGCCCAGAGTGTGTAAAGACTGCGTCTGCTGCATCTAAAGAACGTGCTGCTGCTAAAGCTTCAGAGTTTACGATTCTTGCTGGAAAACTTAGCGAAGAAGGACGCCCACCACTTGCACAAAGCGGTGCTATAGGCACAGGCAGTGGCGAGACTCGTACGATGACCCCAGGAGAACGAGCTGCTCGTAATCCTAAGGTAAGTGAGAGAGAAGGCGGCTTTGTTGAAGTAAAGCAGGGCGCTGTCGAAGCTCGTAAGAACCTAGGCAATGCAGGTTCAACTGGAAGACCAGCAGTAAAATCTGATATTGATAAGGCAAGAGCTGACAAACATATTACGAAATCTGAGGCTCTAGAACTTAAGGTAAGCTCTGGATCCCTATCTGCTGATAAGTCAAAATTTAAAGACAAGAAGTAACCCTGATGGCTAGGAACGCCAACTTCGTTCGACCAGAAGAACATTCACGTCAAGCCCCAAGCCTACGCTATGGGGCTCAAGACGCTAAGAATTACCTGACAGGTCAGAAGTATCAGAAAGATCCTAATAAGGAGACCTTTGTTGCACGTCCTGGACGTGGAGCTTCTGGAGAGTCGAGTAACTGATGCCTAAGAGAAAAAGCCTCTATTACGGCTCTAAGACTAATCCTGATAGCCCTATAGCTCGTCAGGCCGTCTCTCAGCGGGGTTCTAAGGCCGCACGTCCATGGAATCATCCGGATGTTGTAAAAGCCACACACACCTATGGCGTACCGTTCAATAGTTACAAGCAAGTGCATAAATACGAGAACACCATTCAAGACATGGGATCTTTGGAAGATAGTGAGAGGTTTACTTGCAGAGAATGCGGTAAGCTTAACTCTGAACATAAGGAGCATATGTAATGGCAACTAAAAAGAAATCTGCTGCTTGGACACGCAAAGAAGGTCAGAACCCTAATGGTGGGTTAAACGCCAAGGGACGTGCCTCTGCTAAGAAAGAGGGACATGATCTAAAGGCTCCTAGCAAAGATCATAAGAACAAGCGCCATAAATCTTTCTGTGCACGCATGCAAGGCATGAAAAAGCACAACACATCTTCTAAGACGGCTAAAGATCCAAACAGCCGTATCAATAAGTCACTACGAGCATGGGATTGTAACTGCTAATGGCTAAAGAAGTTTGGGACACACCAGATCCTAAGAAAAAAAGCAAACCGCTGTCTTCTAAGAAGAAGTCTGCTGCTAAAGCTAGAGCTAAAGCTTCTGGGCGCCCTTATCCTAATCTTATTGATAATATGGCCGCATCTAAGAAAAAGGGCAAATAATGGCAACCAAGAAAAAAGAAGTAGCTGGCGGTAAAGAGTACAAAGGCTCTGCTGCTAATGGTGGTCGCAAGATTATCGTAGAGCATTACAAAGACAAGAACGGAAAGTGGCACACCACTTCCAAGAACGCTGCTCGTGCTAAGTATGAGAAGAAGCATGGCAAACTATCTAAAGATACAGACGTTGACCACCGTGATAATAATCACGATAACGACTCTGCGAGCAATCTGCGCCCATTAGCACACGGCAAGAATACTGCCAAGGAAAATAAGCGTAGGGCAGGTAAAAAATGAATAAGGATGAATACGAAGCTATAGAGTACCCAGACTCAGAAAATCCAAAATGGGCCAAAGAACATAGTAAGTACAATAAGATACAAGGCTCTACTAATGGGGCCAACCTTAACCATGGAAATAAATGCCTTTGGTGCAACTATGCAAGTTTAATGAGTCGCAATGATCATTTTGATACAGGTACTTCAGAAGGAAAATAAAAAAAGCCCCAGTTACGGGGCCTTCTTTATTGTTGGCCTAAGCCTTTAGATATTGAGGGCAGAGCTTGATCCACTGCTGAACTAGCCAGTGATCTCGCTCACCTGGGTCTGCATGCCAAGGGGTCCAGTTCTTACCCCCAGAACTCATCCTGTAGGCGATCTGAGCGTTTGTAACCGGATCATGTAAGTCATTGGCTGACCTAAGCCCAAACTCCTTCACACGGCCCTTTAAAGCCCCGTAAAGGTTAATCTGGAAGACCCCATAGGAGTTATCTCCTGTGCGAGGGTTGTAATTGTGTGCCATAGGGTTTCCATGAGTTTCTTTCATGGCTACAGCCCAGGCCACCTTAAGTGAATGACCTTTAAACCCCGCAAGCTGCAATACCTGGTAAAGCTGCTTTGGGTTTAATTTTTTGGCTAGTCTGTACTCGCCTAGTGGGGTTAGGCACTTTCCTATTACGGGAGCCGCTGCCCTAGCAGGCGCAGATATAAGGTTCCCAAAGGACAGAAGTATTACGAGTCCTATTACTAGATAATTCCTTTTGTCATATAAATTCACACTATCTCCTAGGCTAGAGAGCCAACCCGAATCTTTATTCAACTGTCACTTGAATAAAAATAGCCTGGCGTCTGTCTGCCAAGCTAGTTGCAACTCTGTTGTTTCGTTGTTAGTGTTGAGAGGATTAACCTCTCTACCGTTAGTATAGCTGTAAATACGGCATCATGCCAATCGCTAACATGGTGTAATATTAGGAGATAAATCACAATAAGGGGCAAAAATTGAGTATTGAACGTATACCTACTAAGCAAGGTCATCCAGTTCCAGCATCTTCACATTCCCCTAAGGGACCGTTTCCACCTGACATTTATTTCCGTCCAGAGGTAATAAGCGAGTATTACAGACCCGGACAAGATGACATTGTTGAGGGCGCTACTGCTCAAAATAATTTCTCACCTCCTAAGGTGTTCAAGTGCAGAGACTGCTCTATGTTAGTATTAGAACACGAAATTCCAGATCATCAATGTCCGGAGGGGGATGAAGATGGCGCAGACGCATGATGTAGGTAACAAGTACTTCTGGCATTTTATGGTTTACCCATTGAAGCCTAAGGTAGTTATTGAAACCTCAACTACACAAGAGATCGAAGATCCATTTAGATTTGGTAAAGGTATTGTCTTTAGACTCCCATTAACAAGACTGTCTATCGTCTTAGGTAAGTGGGTAGCACAATATGAAGAAAGTCAAGCACTCACTAACGCTATAGCTGGCAGACCAGTAGCACAAGATGAGTTTGACTGGGACAACGTTAGAGGGGAAGAGTACGATGTTTAAGAAGAAAGAAGAGCGGGTTAAGACACGTATTGAAAAGCGTGTATCTAAGCTATCTACACCGGAGCTACTTACCTGGTCGGATCAAGTTCTGTATTCAATTGGACGTAACTTATCTAGTTGGCAGAAGACTGACGATTCTTTTCACCTAGAAGAGGCAAGAGTTGGGGCTGAATCCATCCATGCCATCCTTGAAACACTAACTGAAAGATTCCCTAAGTGAGCGAACACGAGTTCGATGAAGTAGAACTAGATACCGTAGAGGACGAGGAATATAGTCCGCTAACGGAAGATGATCAACCAGATGAGCTAGATGAGCTATCTAAAGAATTTGTTAAGGTCCTGATTGATAAGATCATGGACTTTATGGAAATGCTTGTAGGACATAAGCTTCACCCGTATCAAGAGCCTCTAGCACGCCGTGTTATTGAGTCAGTATTGATTAACGATGGTGAAGAGATCACTGCACTGGCTTCACGTCAGTCAGGAAAGTCAGAGACTATCGCCAATACGGTAGCTACCCTCATGGTTATTCTACCTCGCCTAGCGAGGATGTATCCAGAGCTGCTAGGTAAATTTGGCGATGGTATCTGGGTTGGTATGTTCGCACCCACGCAAAACCAGGTAGAAACACTTTACTCACGTACAGTGTCCCGCCTCACATCTGAACGTGCTATGGAAGTCTTTGGTGATCCAGAGATTGACGATATGCCTACTAAGGCTCCAGGCGTAGTAAGAAACCTGAAGCTTAAGAAGTCGGGCAGTACTCTAATGATGATGACTGCTAACCCAAGAGCTAAGATTGAGTCTAAGTCTTTCCACTTAATGATCGTAGATGAGTGCCAAGAAGCAGATGACTTTGTAGTATCAAAGTCTATTGCTCCTATGGGTGCGTACTACAACGCTACTATGGTTAAGACCGGAACACCTACAACTTCTAAGAACGGCTTCTACCGCTCTATCCAGTTGAATAAGCGACGTCAGACTCAAGGCAGAAATGCTAAGCAGAACCACTTCCAATGGGACTGGAAAGATGTTGCTAAGATCCAGCCTAACTATGAGAAGTACATCAAGAAAGAGATGCTTCGTATTGGTGAGGACTCTGATGAGTTCCAGATGGCGTATAACTGTAAGTGGCTACTTGAGCGTGGCATGTTCGTTACCTCAGGCATCATGGATGATCTAGGCGATACCTCACAAGAGATTGTAAAGGGTTGGCACCGCTCCCCTGTAGTTGTCGGAATTGATCCGGCTCGTAAGATGGATAGCACAGTGGTCACAGTAGTCTGGGTAGACTGGGATCGTCCAGATGAGTATGGTTACTATGATCATAGAGTGCTTAACTGGCTTGAACTTCAGGGCGATGACTGGGAAGAGCAATACTTCCAGATCCAGCAGTTCCTAAGTAACTATGACGTTCTAGCTATTGGAGTAGATGCTAATGGCGTAGGTGATGCAGTGGCCGGACGCTTGAAGATTCTTATGCCTCGTGCAGAAGTTATCCCAGTTACATCTAGCCCTACTGAGCAGTCTAAGCGCTGGAAGCATCTGCAGGCCCTGATTCAACGTCAGATGGTCTCTTGGCCTTCCCATGCTAAAACACGTAGATTGCGTATCTGGAAGAAGTTTTACCAGCAAATGACAGATGCTGAGGTTCAATATAAGGGCCCTAACTTTATGGTAGCTGCCCCAGATGAAGCTCACGCACATGATGACTTTGTAGACTCTCTAGCCCTAGCTTGCTCCCTAACGCAAGACATGGTTATGCCTACAGTAGAAGTAAGCTCGAATCCTTTCTTCTAATTTACTATGACAAAAGGCCCTCTACAAGACAGAATTAGACCTGAGGAACCTCAATCCCTTATCCTATAGGAGATAACAAATGGCAACACCAAATATCGCACCAACACCTCAGTACCCTGAGCGTCCAGGTAACGTTTACGAGCGTAAGTTCTCGCCTGCAACACCTGGTCTTCGTGGACCTCTTCGCTTTGAAGAAGGCATTGCATCAGACACTGATGTCCCAAATGATTTCCAAACCGGCTTGGACCAAGGTTACAACACACCAGAAGGTCGTCCAAACCACAATGAAAACGTATTCGAGAAGTATGCAGATGAGACAATGCGCCAACGTGCACACGTCGGTTCTGCTGCTTGGGTAGAAGCTCCAACATTCCTTGGTGAGTTCTCACAAGGTAACTTCGGAGATCACTCTACAGTTGTTATCGAAGAAGTCATCCGCAATGGCGCACGCCAGGAGCGTTTGAACCCTGCTTCAGTAAACGACTAATAGTACGCTAGAATAATCCACGTTCCCAGCTCCGTACCCTTTCTCCGGGGCTGGTGAACTTAATATAAATGAGAAGGATCCCGGGGGCACAATCATGAATGGACTTAACCAATGAGTGGTGGCGTTGACTTTTCACCTCCCTCCTACAGGGCGGCGTCTTCAGACCTTACCATCTCCATCTCACCTCTTGGCCTAGTAGAACTTGCTGATGAAGAGTTCGAAGTACATGGCCCACGTCTCAATCGTTACTCTCTTAACTGGGCAATGTATCTGGGACATCACTGGTCTTATCGCCGTGAAATTGGAGAGTCGCAGATGGTCTATAACTATTACCGTGCCTTTACAGATTACATTGTTAACTTTACATTTAGCCGTGGCGTAACATTCCGTAGCCCACAGGCAACCGAAGCTATTGTTCCTGACATCCTAAAGCGTGTATGGGAAATTGATAATGATAAGCACAGCATCCTATGGGAAATGGGACAGCAAGGCGGAGTCTCAGGAGACTGCTTCGTTAAAGTAGCTTATGAAGAGGGCTTTGTAGATTCTATTGGCCGTCCACATCCAGGCCGTGTTCGTATTCTTCCTCTTAACTCATCCTTCTGCTTTCCAGAATTTCACCCCCATGATCGCTCACGCTTGATCCGCTTTAAGCTCAAGTATCGTTTCTGGGGTACATCTATTGAAGGAACTCGTCAGGTCTACACATATACTGAAATCTTGACTGATGATCGTATCGAGGAGTACATTAATGACGAGCTTATTGACTCTCGTGCTAATCCTATCGGAGTGGTACCAATCATCCATATCCCGAACGTACTCGTATCTGGATCTCCTTGGGGACTATCTGACTGCCACGATCTAATTATTCTTAACCGTAACTATAACGAGGTAGCTACAGATATCGCAGATATCGTCAACTACCACGCTGCCCCAGTTACAGTCATCATCGGAGCTAAAGCTTCAGCACTTGAGAAGGGCCCTAAGAAAGTATGGGGCGGTCTTCCAAAGGATGCTAGAGTAGAGAACCTAGAAGGTGGAGGAGCTGGTCTTACTGGCGCCCTTGAATACCTTAAGGTTGTTAAAGCTGCTATGCATGAGATGGTCGGTGTTCCTGAAGCTGCTCTAGGCCAGGTACAACCTATTTCTAATACATCAGGTGTTGCCTTGGCTATCCAGTACCAGCCTTTGATGAATCGCTACCACCAGAAGATGGTGCAGTATAGCCAGGGTGTACGACGTATTAATGAGCTTGTGCTTCTAACCCTTGCGTTCAAAGAGCCTGAAGCATTCGTGTATAATCCAGATGTTAACGGACCTATCAAGGCTAATCAGCTTGCTAACCTTGACTTGTCTGATCCAATTACATATGAATCTATTATTCATTTCCCACCTCCACTGCCTCTTGATAAGCTTATTGTCTTGCAGGAGATCCAGGCGAAGATGCAGATGAATCTTGAGTCTCGTGAAGGTGCTCTACGCCAGCTTGGTGAGGAGTTCCCAGATGAGAAGCTTGAAGAGATCCGTTCTGAGCTTATTGCCGATGCTAAATCTGATGGTGCTCTAAACCTCATCAAACAACAGATCGCTTCAGCAATCACTTCATTAACTGGTATGATGCCTGATGGAACGCTTCCTCCAGGAGCAGCTCCAGCAGATGGCACAGGCCCTGGACCACTAGGTCAACCTGGAGTTATCACACCGTTTGAAGAGCAGACATTGGCTCAGATGCAAGCAGAGCTTGTAACTAAGGCCTATGGCACAAAACTTCCAGGACGTCAGGTAACTAACGATCAGGAAGATACTCCTAACTCGGAGGAAAATAAGTAATTTAGGCTGACAAACTAGCTATAGTTTGGAAACCTATATACCACCAAACAAAACCTAAAGGTCATCGTGGCATTAATTCGGACAACGACCTCTCAAACCTAAGGAATAAGCATGTCAGAAAACTCAACAGCAGTAGAGAGTGCAGCGGCTCAAGAAGCTTTTGCATCAGAAGCTAACCCAACACAAACAACAGCAACTGCTCCTGAGGGACAGTTCACTGCAGTTAAGGGTTACACAGAAACAGACTTGCAGCGTGTACGTGAGCAAGAAAAATCAAAACTTTATCCACAGATTGACTCTCTTAAAGAAGAACTTAATCTTCTTAAGAAAGATCGTGATGAGCGTTTAGCGGAGGCTCGTGCAGCAGCAGAAGCTGCAGCAGAAGCTGACCGCAAGAAGCTTGAAGCTGATATGGATGTCCGCCAACTCCTTGAAACAAAGGAAAAGGAATGGGCAGCAAAGATTGAAGCTGAGCGTCTAGAACGTGAACGTGCGTTCGCTCTCCTAGAGCGTGAGCGTGAATATGCAGAGATCACACAGTATCTCAACCGCCGCCTTAGTGAAGAGCAAGAGAACATTGCTCCAGAACTTATTGATATGGTTACTGGAAACAGTGTCGAAGAGATAGAAAATAGTATTTCCAAACTTAAGGACAAAACGTCCAAGCTTTTGGAAGCGATGGTACAGGCTAACCAGCAAGTCCGTCGAGAAATGAAAGGCACAAGTACTACCCTACCTCCAACTATGGAAAACAACTCGGATCAACAATCGTTTACAGCGGAACAAATCTCCGCTATGTCGGTAGCTGACTACGCAAAGAATCGCAGTCGTTTAATCCCTGGAGCTAACGCCCAATCTAAGGGCATCTTCGGGTAAATCTTTACCTCTTATTACTAACCTAACCATATATGAACAAGGAGTAACACCGACATGGCATCAGCCGTAACAGGTACCGGCAATCTCGCCGCAGCACCTACAGCGTACTCTGGCGCAAACAGCCAGCTTACACAAGCAATTCAGACCATCTGGTCTAAGGAAATTCTATTCCAGTCAATGCCTATCCTTCGCTTCGAACAGTTCGCTGTTAAGAAGACAGAACTAGGCGTCGCACCTGGTCTCCAAATCAACTTCATGCGTTACAACAACCTCGGATTCGCTTCAACACTTACTGAAGGTGTCCGTATGTCAACAAACGCATTGACTGCACAACAGTTCTCAATCACTGTTGCTGAGCAAGGATACGCAATCGCAGTATCAGAGCTTCTCCTCAACGCATCATTTGATGATGTTATGGCATCAGCTTCACGTCTTCTTGGACGTAACATGGCTCTCTATCTTGATGGCCAGGCTCGTGACACCCTCATGGCTGCTTCTTCAGTCATCTACGGTGAAGATCGCTCAGCTCTCTCAGCTGTTAACAACTGGTATGCATATGGCACAGAAGCAACTTCTCGTGCAACAATGACCGGTGCTTCATACCTCTCAACACGTACTGTTAAAGACGCTGTCGAGACACTTGCAACAAAGAACATCCCTCGCTTGGGTGAGACCTATGTTGCTTTCGTGCACCCACACCAATCACGTCGTCTTCGTGACCTCCCAGAGTTCATTGAAGTAACAAAGTACGCAGCTCCAGGTAACTTCATGCTCGGTGAAATCGGTCGTTTGTACGACACAGTCTTTATTGAGACAACACAGGTTACAAAGGTAACAAACGGTGCAGGTTCAGGCTACACAACTGACACAGCTGTGGCTACAGGATCAATCGCATACCCAACTGGTGGAGGATATACAACACCAGTAACAGCAACAGGTAACGGTTCATCTGACCGCTACTCAGCAATCTTCATCGGAGACAACGCCTTCGGTCACGCTATCTCACTTCCAGTTGAGCTTCGTGATGGTGGTATCTTGGACTTCGGTCGTGAGCATGCACTTGCTTGGTACGCAATTTACGGTCTTGGTCTTATTACTGACCAATCTGTAGTTATCGCAGAAACCAACTAATTAAATAGCTTAAAGAGCGGGGGGTTTTAAAGCTCCCCGCTTTATCTAATCAAACAACCAAACAGGAGAATATACATCGTGGCAAAAGCAAAAGTTACAGACGTCACAGGACGTCAGCGTGAAGCTCTACTCGCAGCTAACGCAGAAGCACTAGCAGAACGTGCTAATGAAATTTCACTAGCTACACAGACAAAGGCGCATAAAGATGCGACTGAGATTGTGGACCTAACCCAGAACCCAGAAGCCCCTACAGTAATTGATGAGGTCGAAAGCGTTGGCGTAAGCCTTGCTGATGACCAGGTAGTCATTCGTGTAGCAGAAAACCTAGACATGGTAACAATCGGCTCGGGTAATCACTATTCTTTCCAGGCAGGTAAAAAGTACAAGGTTCCAAAGAACGTAGCGACACACCTTCAAGAAAAAGGTTACTTGTACGACCGTATGTAAGTCGCACCACTAGCTCGCTTAACTCCAACAACCGCCCTCCTGTTGGAGTTAAGCCCTTTTTAGGGCTAGTATTCTTGTATCATTACCGTAATAACTAACGGAGGATCCGTGGCAACTTTAGATACACTCTCAGATAGACTCAGAGATGAGATTGGCGATACTGCCAGATCCTTTATCAATACTTATACTGGCGATGGCTCTACTTCTCGCTTTCAACTCGAACAAGCCCCGGTTCAAGGCAGTAGCCTAACCGTAAAGGTCACTGTATCAGGCACCACAGCCACTGTAACGGGCGCAGGATCTGCAGGTGGAATAATCACCTACTACGCCACAAATACTTTCTCAGCGGGCCAGCTAGTCTCTATTTCAGGCCTATCAACAACAGCCTTTAATCTAACCGGTGCAACTATTGCAAGCGCTATCGGAACACAATTTACAGTAGTAAGCTCTGCTACAGGTGTCTCTGTAACAGGTCAATCTGCCCTTGCTGTAGGCGGCCCAGTAACAACGGACATTTCATCTACAGCGATTATTGAAGAAGGTGTAGGAGTTCTTACCCTTCCTTCCGCAACGCCTCCACCTAATGGATCAATCATTAACGTATCCGGTCAGGCATATCGCTACTTTACTGACTCTGAGATTCAATACTACGTCAACACTGCTTTTGGTCAGCATACAAAAGGTGAGACAACAAGTCTAGGCAGTAGCATTACTCAACTAGCTTTTCTACCTCCTATGGAGGAATACCCAGTTGTTATTTTGGCATCAACTTTAGCGCTCTATACTTTAGCTAATGATGCCGCATTTGATATAAGCATCATGTCTCCAGATGGAGTATCCATACCACGTTCTGAACGTTATCAACAGCTCATGTCCATGGTTCAGACTCGTAAGGAACAGTATCGTGAACTTTGTGCGATGCTTAATATCGGTTTATACCGCATCGAGGTTACAAGCCTACGCCGTATCAGCCGTCTTACAAATCGTTATGTACCACTATATCGTCCACAAGAAATTGACGATTGGTCTCTACCACAGCGTGTCTATCTGCCTATGCCTACATATGGAGACGAGACCCCTCAAAGCCCTGTTATGACACAGGATCTAGAAATGTACTCAGGAGACGATTTCTCAGAGGAATTTGGCTTTACTTTGGATCTTACTAACTACACTCCTAAGGCAGAGATTGTTCTTTATGAGAACCAGGAATTTGCTCAAGTTGGCCCAGTTATCCTAGGAACCTTCAATATCACCAAGGTAACTGCCTCAGGTCAGACAGTGCCTATGCTTCTGCAGATGTCACTTCCAGGCAGTGTCACAGAGACCCTTCCACGTGTAGCCTACTACGATCTACGCCTTACAGATCCAAACGGTCTGGTAAAGACGTACTTCGGAGGTAAGGTTTACACCTTCCCTTCAGTCACTAACTCTACCCCACCAGGACAACTATAATGGCTACAGTATGGACCCCAAACCCAGGAAGCACCACCCAGTATGTTGCCCCATCCTCTGGCTCTACGGAAGACTGTGAAGACGAACAACAAGTCATCTCGGTAAATGTACCGCCATCAATTACCCTGACTAACCAGACAAACGCTATCCCAGCAATTGCCTATCACTTTGTACAGTCAGTACCCTCTGCTGTCTGGACAATTGAGCATAATTTGAACTTTTATCCGAACGTAACTGTTGTAGACTCAGCTGGTACCAACGTAGAAGGTGAACTCCACTACATTGACTCGAACAACCTAACAGTAACGTTTACGTCAGCTTTCAGTGGAAGCGCTTACCTCTCTTAAGGAGAAAATGAATGGCACGTAGTTTCTTAACCCCTATTAACCTGAATCAGCTTGAGCTTCAGAATGCTCGTATTCAGAACCTTGCCACAGCGCCGTCATCTCCCGTTGCCGGTCAGATCTACTATGACACAACAGTCAGCCAACTTAAGGTCTATGAAGGTACTGGTTGGGCTCCTGTAGGTGGCGTAGCTACTGGTGCAGGTGCACCAGCAACATCACCTCTTTCTACAGGCTCAATGTATCTTGATACAACAAACAGCCTTCTCTATGTTTCTAACGGAACTGCTTCATCTGCTAACTGGATTCCAGTTATGCCTTATGGACTTACATCAGATATTGCCAACCTAAACTCGGCAAATGCTTCAGGTTCCTCTCTTAAGGTTGCTCGTGCAGATCACGTACACCGCCATATTGATACAGATCACTCTGGAATTCACCTTAACGCCCTTGCTACTGCAACCGGTGCGTACTCAATGGGTGGCTACCAGATCAACAACGTTGCCACACCTACAGCATCAACAGACGCTGCTAACAAAGGCTACGTAGATGCTACTGCTCAAGGTCTTTCTATTGTTGAGAGCGCTGAAGCAGCAACCACATCTTCTCTTACAACTAACTGGGCGTACACAGCTGGAACTGCTGGCGCTGATGGTGGTACTGGTGTTGGAGCAACACTTGTTTACTCTGCTGCTGGAACTTTCACAATTGATGGTCACGCCCTTGTAACAGGCGACCGTGTTCTCGTTAAGAACCAAGTAACTGGGTCTCAAAACGGTATCTATACAGTTGGAACAACAGGGGGATCAACTCTTACTCTTACTCGTGCTACCGACTATGATAACCACATTGCTGGTCAAGTTGGTCCAGGGGACTTTATCTTTGTAACTGCCGGTACAACTAACGGCTCTACTGGTTGGGTTCAAACACAGGCCGGTACATCAACAACACCAACTAATGGCACTAAGCTTGGAACTGATTCACTATCTTGGACACAGTTCTCAGGTACTGGAGCTTACACAGCTTCTAATGGTGTTCTTCTTACCGGAACTAACTTTACTTTTAACCCACTATCTACTGGTGGTTTGGCTACCGGCTCTTCTGGAGGCTATGTACTTCTTCCATCTACTTCAGGTCTTGCAACCTCAAGCAGTGGCCTTACCCTCAACCCAACAAGCACAGGCGGTTTGACAACAAACTCTTCTGGTGCACTTATTCTTCTAAATACCACCTCAGGTATGAATACCACAAGCAGTGGCTTAGCAGTAACCCCTGGCCTCGGTATCACAATCACAGGTCAAGGTGCGGCCGGAGCTGCAACTAATAACCAAGTAGCTATTAACACCGACGTAGTAGTCCGTAAATATGCTGCTACAATTGGTGACGGAACAACGACATCATTCACAATTACACACAATATGGCAACCAAGGATGTACAGGTAACTCTGTACGACAACACAACTAACGTTGAGTACACAGCAGATGTTACACACTCTACGACTAACACAGTCACAGTAGCTTTTGCAAACGCTCCTTCTAGTAACCAAATTCGTGTAGTAGTATTCGCATAAGGAGGTTAAGAAGTGTCAAAGCCCTTTTTAACCCCCATAAATCTGGTCCAAGCTGCCACAGATCCTGGTACTGCTACAGCCGGAGATATGTACTTCAATACCGTTGATCAAGCGGTAAAGGTGTATAACGGCACAAGTTGGAACGATGTAGGAACTGGAACAGGCGGGGGCAACGGTAATGCCGATGCCTACACATATATGGGAGTTTATTAATGGCTACATACACACCTACGGCTACACCTACACTCTTTTATAGAGGCGCCGCTACTACAACCACTTCAACTCTTTATACAGTACCTACTAGTGGCACGTCTTATAGCACCGTGTCTATCTTGACTGATATTGTGATCTCTAGCACAGACGTTAACCAACAGACCGCAAGTATCTATGTAGATGGCGTGGTCTTGGTCCCTAATGTGCCTATTCCGTCTAATAGCGTTATCAATTTTCAGTTCAAAACAGTCATGACTACAGGAAAGCTTATTACGGCAATTGCTGGATCTACAAACGTTAGCTTTCATATTAGCGGAATTCAGTTGCAATAATGGCCATACAACAATACCCTGCCTATAATAACGTAGTTAACGCCCTTACCTGGAAGTATCAGGCTGTGGGTGGAGAGACTACTGTCTCTGGTAAAGATAACTTTAACCAGGTTCTTTTATATACTGCCGGTATTGAGCAGGTCTATTTAAACGGAGTTTTACTCGTTAGGGCTGTAGATTATACGGCTGTAGACGGAAAGACAGTTACTTTTCCAATACATCTAAATACAAATGACTACTTACAGATTTACTGCATCACTGCCTACTCAGTTGCTACAACATCTGGGTCAGGAGAATCGTTTCATCCTTTCTTAATGATGGGTGCATAAAATGGTACAATACGTTGAGGAGAAAAAATGACATCGCCGTACTATAAGGTTTTAGGCCAAGCCTATCCGGCTGCTACAACAAATACCGACGTCTACACAGTAGGTGCCGGTAAGTCTGCTGTTCTCTCAACCATAGCAGTATGCAATCAAACAGGTAATCAAATCACCTTTAATATTGCCATCCGTCCAAGCGGAGCAACACTAACTAATAGCCAGTATATTGCCTATGGAACTCCAGTAAACGGTAATACAACAGACTTTATCACTATTGGTACTACACTTGGGGCTGGAGATGTAGTAACGGTTTACAGTGCCACCCAAGGCATCTCATTTAACGTATTTGGAACGGAGATCTACTAATGTCAGTTTCCATTATTGGTTCTTCTTCTGCAGGCTCAGCATTTAACATCTCTATTACATCTACGTATGAGACTGTTCTTTTAACTAATCCACAACCAGCTGGAGCGTATACTTTTACCTCAGCCTTGTCTAACATTACTATGGACCTATACTTTTACAGTGCTACGGGTCAATTAGTGGCGTCTACAAATCTTAAGTCTATTAACCCAAGCATTTCATTTAGCAAGATTGTTATCTTAGGTGGAACTGTTGGAGACGTACTCTCTTTTACATTTCAACAGACTTATGGAGGTACAGCAGAAACTGCAGAAACTACAGCTGGACCGGTGATATTAAGCACATCTCCTACATCTTTACCTAATGCTAGTAGTACAACAGTGGTTACTGGACTTAATTTTCCTTCAAACATTACGGCTACATTTACTGGTACAGATAGCGTAGCAAGAACACCCGCATCAATTGTTTACGGATCCGCCACATCTCTTGTTATACAGCGCCCAGCTATTATGCCCATCTCTGCTGCCCCATATACACTATCAGTAACAAACCCATCTGTAACTCCTCCAACAGGATCAACTAAAAATACAATTTCTAATTTAACTGCAGGTTCATTGCCAACATGGATTACATCAACTTCTTTGGGAAGTTGGGCACAGGGTACACCTTTAAGTATTACTCTTCAGGCATCAGATACAAATCCAGGTGGCAGCATTACTTATTCAGTTGTTTCAGGATCATTGCCAACGGGAGTTACATTCAATACATCAACAGGAATAATTTCGGGAACTCCTATTGTTGCCACCCCAGCAAACTATACAATTACTATTGCAGCAACAAATGCTGGAGGAAATGCAGTAAATAGAACATTCACCCTTGGACCAGATGCTGGTCCAGTATGGGTTAGTTCTGGAGCACTTACTACATACGGACCATCTGCGTATTCATATCAATTAACAGCAACAGATGACTCTGGAACAGCACCCACATACTCTTTGGCATCTGGTTCTTTGCCAACTGGTCTTTCTTTATCTAGTTCTGGATTAATTTCTGGCTCTGCATACAGTGGAACTACATCTGGAACAAGCACATTTACAGTTACAGCTACCGATGCAAACGGAACCTCTACTACTAGTGGAACTCTTACTATAGGGTACAGCTTCTTTGGTGTAGGAAGTTCATTTACATTTACAACTACAGGACTTTCAGGACCTACTGGGCCAACCCTTGGACAACTTCAATCCGCCTACTCAGCAACATCTTGGGCACAAAGCACTAGCAATTTAACTTTAGGTTCTTACAATGGTTATCAAGCTTGGATTGTTCCAGCTACAGGTACTTATGAATTTTTAGTTAAGGGTGCATTTGGTGGGTCAACAGGAGCCGCTGCAGATGGTGGCGCAGCAATAATTAGAGGAAGAACAACTTTAACTGCAGGTGAAACTATTATTATTACTTGTGGACAAACACAAGGGCCAAGTCAAAATACTTCTTGGTGGGGAGGAAATGGCGGAACATTTGTAGTTCGTAACAGTGGAAACATTCCACTATATGTGGCTGGCGGAGGACAAAACCATGCCGCCTCCAACCCAGGGTCAAATATGGCAATTACCACTAGTGGTCAGAACGGTTCTAATGGTGGAGTTGCCACCGCTGGAACTAACGGAAATGGTGGCAGCGGAAATCTTTCAGGAGGCGGTGGTGGTGGATTTTTTAGTGCTGGAGGAAACTCTAGCTATGGTCAGGGCGGCGGTGGATATAATAATGGTTTAGTTGGCGGAAGCGGTACATCAAACAACGGATCCTATGGTGGATTTGGTGGTGGTGGTGGTGGAGACGGTCAGCAATATGGTGGTACAGGTGCTTCTGGAGGATATAGCGGAGGCGGAGGCGGAACATCTACTCAAGCAGCAGCAGCTTATGGAGGTTCTTACATAGTAACTGGCTCTACTAACGTTGCAACATCTTCAGGTCTTTATAATGGAGCCTCAACTTTTGAATCTCAAGGCACAATTGTTAACATAGGATATAGCACATCTACCTCAGGCAGCGTTTTGGTTACAAGGATAAGCTAATGGAAAATAAACATTGGGATGCACATCAACAAGCTTTAATTAAAAATAACATTGTTATTGCTGTTCTTGCTTTTCAAGAACATAACGATACCGACATGCAGCAGACTTTTTCAAAGTTTGATCATGATGAGGTAGTTGATCTGTGTCAAGTTCAAAAAGATGCTTTTATAGGCTCTTCTTGGGACGGTACTAATTTTAATATACAGCCTTTTCCATCATGGGATCTTAATTCAAGTTTTCAGTGGGAAGCTCCTGTAGCTATGCCTACCGATGGAAAATCTTATTATTGGGATGAACCTACAAAAAGTTGGGTTGAAGTTCCAGCGGATATGGTAACGGCATAATGACAACATCAGTATACCCACAACCTACTTTACCTTTTGCAAACCCGCAGTGGCGTTATACAGCCGTGGGCGGAGAAACTTCCCTATCTGGATACGATAGCTTTGGAAATGTTCTTAACTATACTGTTAACCAAGAAATGCTACACCTAAACGGTGTTTTACTTGTTAGGAGCGTAGACTATACGGCTACTACAGGTACTTCAGTAACATTTACAAGTGCTCTACTTGCCAATGATTTTGTTGAGATACTTACGTACCAAACTAACATTGTCTCTACGATTCCTACTTCAAATATTACTGGAATCCTTACTAACTCACAGCTACAAAATAGCAGCATTACTTTAGGCTCAACTGCGATCTCTTTGGGATCAGCTGCTACAAGTGTTAGCGGGCTAACTTTAAGCGGTGCGACCAATACCCTTACTAATATTGGTAACTCTTCCCTTACAAATTCAGGTATTACCTTAGGTACTACTGGCGTATCTTTAGGTGGAACAGTCACCACTATTAATGGAGTTACATTAACAGGATCTTCCATATCTGGTACTACAAACACTTTTGCTAATATCCCAAACTCAGGTCTTGCTAATAGCTCTATTACTATCAATGGAACACAGGTTTCTTTGGGAGGCTCTACAACAATTGCTACAGCATCTGCTGCAACTCCAACAGTATCAGGTACAGTTTATGGAAAAGTAAGTTCAAATGGCTATGATACTTTTATTGGACAAAATGCTGGCAATAATGCTACTTCATCTTTTAATATAAACACTGGAGTAGGAAATTATTCTTTAAACGCTTTAGCTTACGGTACTGGAAATACTGCAGTTGGTCAGTCTTCAATGATACAAATGACTGGAAATAGCAATGTAGATCAAGTAAGTAATAATACTTCAGTAGGCTCTCTATCTGGATTTGGCCTTCTTTATGGATCAAATAATACAATATTTGGATCACAAGCAGGATATAACAGTTTTCAGGGATCCAATAACATATTAATTGGATATGGTGCAAATACATCATCTTCTTCTGTATCAAATGAAATGACACTAGGTAATTCATCAATTACAGCATTTAGAATTCCAGGTCTTTCAGTTTCAATAAATAGCTTAGGATATTCTGGAAGAATTGCTCCAAGAACTACTTCAAATACTACTCTTACTACGGGAACACCCTCAGCAACAACAGATGATTTTTATGTTCTTACTGCACAAGCTTCAGCAATAACTTTTAGTGCCCCTTCAGGCACGCCAGTAAACGGGCAAGCGCTCAAGATAAGAATTAAAGATAACGGCACAGCTCAGACACTTTCTTGGAACTCTATATATAGAGGATCATCAGATCTGGCCCTACCAACAACAACTGTAGTAAATAAGACTTTATATCTAGGTTTTGTATATAACTCAACAGACTCACGTTGGGATATGATCGCCTCGTTAGGAAACTTCTAATGGCTGTCAGAAAGCACGTATGGATCTATCCTGATGCTAGCCCTAGCCTCTCTATAAGCACTACTAGCAGTAGTGGAAGTAACTCCTTAACAAGCTCAGCAACAGCTGATTATTTTAGTGAGAGCTTTACTATTGCAGGACCAGCGGGAGGAAATGGGTACTTATACTCAACGCTCTCATTCTCATCCTACACTATTCAAGCTGGAGATTATTTAGAGTACAGCATATATTTACCAAATACTACTTCTCCTCAAAACTTTGGTATAGATATCTTCTTTACCAATGGAGTGCTTAGAGATGCTGGAGTTACAGATCAAAACGGGATAACAGCCCACCCAGCGGCAGATCTATCCTCCGTGGCAGGACAGAAGTGGTATTATAGAAAAATTCCTATTACTACCTCAACAGGAGGAAGTACTATTGGAACTTCAATAACCGCTGTACAACCTACATGTGAAAATGATGCTATAGCCACTTATACGGCCTATTTTAAAAATATTGCTATTACGGACGGTAATGGGGCAGCCATATATAATAGGTCTTCATTCCACTCACTTATATAATTTACCACTATTTGCTACAGGAGATATGATGTCTAAAGCACACAACATTGCCGGCTATGGAGCTAAGGCTGCCTACACCGATGTAGTGGTGACCTCTAATATTACCCTGACCGCCTTTACTCAATACTACGTAGATACCACTTCTACGGCTTATACCTTGACCCTACCTGCTACTCAGACCCAGGGCGATGAAATTCACGTTTTTGACATAGGCAACAATGCCGGCGCCAACAACATCACAATTAACCCAAATGGTGCTAAACTTAATGGTGTTGTACAGAGCTTGCTAATTGACGTAAATGGGGCAGCTGTTGTAATTGTCTATACAGGGTCTACATATGGTTGGAGAGTTGGATAAATGGCTGTTAAATATAGTACGATTTCTGGGGGAGGCTCTGGAACAGGCTTTAACGTACAAATTGGCTCACAATATTCGTATGCTGTTTTTCCATCACCTCTTGCATCGGGTGCGTATACCATTAAGTCAATTCAAGGAAAAAGTAACTTTGACGTATACCTCTTAGACTCTAATAATAATCTGGTTGTTTACTCAAATACCGCATCAATTACCCCATCTTCTGCTTTTTCTGGCATTGTTATTGTAAACGGTACCTTTGGAGACATCCTTCAATTCTCATATCAAACTACAGTCTACTCAAACTCAGAGACATCGTATGTAAATGTTGGACCGTATATTACATCTGCAACACCTACGGCATTGCCTAATTTAAACAGCACTATTGCAATCTCTGGAGGTAACTTTAGTACAGCTATTTCTGCGACTTTTACAGGTACAGATAGCGTTGCTAGAGCTGCAAAATCTGTTATTAGAAACTCTGTAACTTCTCTTACTGTAACACGTCCAGATGTTCTGCCTATTTCCGCCGCACCATATACGCTAACATTGACAAATCCAGGAGTAAGTAACCCAACTGCTTCTAGTGCAAACATTGTATCTGGAATTACAGCAGGTTCAGTTCCTGTATGGAATACAGCTACAACTCTTACTCAATTTGCTGAAAATGTACCATACTCAGTAACACTATCCGCAACTGACTCTAATCCAAGCGGATCAATAACATATGCGTACGTTTCTGGTAGCTTACCTTCTGGACTTTCTTTTAATTCAGGAACAGGAGTTATTAGCGGTACTCCAACGGTAGCAACACCTGGACTATATACATATACTGTTTCAGCAACAAATGCAGGCGGTAATACTCTAAATAGAACATTTACAATGCAAGATTCCGGACCAGTGTGGACTACCACAGGTACACTTCCTAACTTCACACTAGGAAGCTCATATTCATATACTTTACTGGCACCAGATGATTCGGGTGCAACGCCTACATTTGCATTAGTAAGTGGGTCTTTACCAACAGGTCTTTCACTATCCTCTTCAGGAGTTATATCAGGAACGCCAGCATCCAATGCCGGACCTTCTTCATTTTTAGTATCAGCAACAGATAACAACGGTACAACTACAAACTCTGGAACACTAACATTAACAAGAGGAGCTAGTTCGTTTACCTCCTCAAGTCTTCCAGCATCTTTTGTAGTTGGAGATCAAATTACTTTTTCAGATAGCGCATCTTTTACAAACTGGAGCAATGCAAATACTGCCCAATTTAATGTTGCTGGGGCTGGTGGCGGTAATCCGACAGTTGAATCATCCGGTTACGGAAATACCGGTGTAGGTGGTGCGGGTGCACTAGTAGTTGTTACTGCAAATAAAACAAATTTGCCTTCTTTTAGTGTCCGTGTAGGTACTGGTGGAATAGGCGTAGGTTCAAGTAACGACGGTTCAGGTGGTGGAGGTTATTCTCAAATCACACGCTCTACAGACAGCGCTGTTGCGGTAGTCGCAGCCGGCGGTGGCGGTGGTGGTGGAAATGAACCGGGTGCTGGAGGTGCGGGAGGTGCTGGTGGATATTCCTTCAGTGGGTCTACAGCTTCAGGGTATAACGGCTCTAATGCTCCAAGTGGAGCAGGTGGAGGCGGTGGTGCTACAGGCTCTGGCGGCGGTAACGGTGGCGGCGGTGGTTATGGTTCTGGTGGTGGTGGATCTGCCTATCAAGGAGGCTACGGAGGAAGCAATAACTCTGCTGGTTTAAATGGAGGAACTCCTGGCGGAGGTAAAGGCGGCTACGGCTACGGCGGTGGCGGTGGCGGTGGTGGCGGCTATTATGGCGGCGGTGGTGGTGGCGCAACTAGTGGCTCTTCAGCTGGAGGTGGAGGAGGATCTAGCTACTACAACAGCGGGATAGTTTCTTACTCTTCAAGTACTACTGGACCTTCAGGTGGAGTAGGGCAAGGAAGCAACGGACAAGCTGGATACATAACAATGACTATTACAGGCTAAGGAAATGAAAATGTTAAAAGTATATTTAACATGGTGTAGATTATGACAGCCGCCAGAACTCTAGCTAGCCTACTTAACGGCTCCGTAACCTTCGGTGGAGAGGTCGCTGTTCAGACCCCAATTAACCCAAGCGATGCTGCCACTAAGTCCTATGTAGATAACCTTGCTGGACTAGATATTGGCATCCTAGACGATCTTAGCGGTAAGTTTGACGGTATAGAAAGCCGCTTCTTACCTACTAATGGTGGGTCCAAAGTCACCATAACTAACCCCTATAAGCTATTAATTACAGTTAATGGTATAGTACAATCTGTCTACACACCTGATTGTGTCTGGCAATCCCCCCTTCCAAGGACAGGATTCCAGGTAGATAACGGTGGATACTTGAGTTTTTCGGAGGTCCCTCCTGCAGGTTCTTCCTTTAATGGTAGAGTACTGGCCGGACCAACAACAAATACATCAAGTTCAACTTATCCGTTTAAGGCAACGGATATTCTACTAGGAGCGTAATACATGGCACGTAAGATTATTCTGGATACCCAATACACCTTTAACCCAACTACAGGTGTGGTAGTCCTCACAAACCGCTATATTCCACAAGAGCGTATGCTTCTTATCACCAACGTGACTAAGAACAAGGTCATCTTTAACTTTTCTGACCCATCTCTTACAGCCACCTCCTACGTAACATCTATGACCGGTGCTACTGGCGTAACAACAATTACCCTTGCCTATAACACAACCACAATGTCATCAACAGATAAGCTCCAAATCACAGTTGATGAGTATTCAGAAAAGATTCAGCCTTCAGAAGAACTTACTGATCCAGTAGGTAAGCTACGTGTTTCAACACCACAATCCCTTATTGATACCGACTTTGAATATGGTACACAGGTTTCTAAGTGGGAAAACCTATCAATGATTAATAACCGTCCTCTCGGTTATCAGACAGTCCCTAATATTCAGAACCTTCAATCTATGTACGTAGCTACTTCGACACGTAACGTAGTTGTAAGCTTTAACGGTACGCACTATATTGGTGCAGGTACTCCAATTGTTATTCAGGATACTTATATTCCTATTGCTAACGGTAACTATGTAGTGGATGCCACATCAACCAATACAGGAACTACAGCCAGCCCTGTATGTGCTGCTGTTACAGGCTCTATCACAGCAATTTCTAATACAGGATCCGCAGTAACTTACGCAACATCTTCTACCGCTGGACTTGTAGTAGGACAGCAAGTAACTATTACCGGTGCATCTTCATCAGGTTACAACGTAACTAATCAGTTCATCACAGCTATCGTATCTAATACAAGCTTTACTATTGCATCTACAGCAACAGGTTCAACATCAACAGCTAGCTTTACAGCTGCTCCTTGGATCTCATATACTGCTCGTGCAGCAAACTCATCTTCAATCACATCAATCTTGGATGCTAACAAGACCGCTCTTTATCAAGCAGCTTTCTACTCAGGTGTGGCTATCGGTGGAACAGCTCAAAATACAACCATCTCTGGTTTGTCAGGTTCTAATACAATTAACGTAGGATCAGCTTCAGGAATTATTGTAGGCATGACAGTTACTGGTGCTAATATTTCTGCAGGAACAACCGTTACAGCTGTAAACTCTGCAACGCAGGTTGTTACCCTTTCATCCTCAACAACGGGCGCTGTAACAGGATCAGGACAATTTGGCGGTATTACAAACCTTACCTATACAGGTAACTCAATTACCATCACTACCGCACAAAACCATGGGTTAGCTCTAGGTAATGAAATCGCCATAACAGGACTTTCAACAACAGGTACAAACGTACCAAACGGCTCATTCGTTGTTGCCACCATCAATACCCCGTCCACATTTACTATCTATACCCCTAATACACCGACAGGAACTATTACCTTTAATACAGGAACAGTATACGTACGTCCACAAGGTCAGTTCCTACACCGTCCATTTGATGGTGGAGTAATCTTCTCTACAAATGGCTCATCTAACTTTGAACAGGCTATTCGCCAAACACGTCGTTACTTCCGTTACCAGTCTGGTAAGGGAATTCAGATGTCTACCGGTACGATCCTTAAGCCTAATATTCAAGTTGACTCACTTACCTCTTCAGGTACAACTGTAACTGTTCAAACAAAAGATCAGCACAACCTTCAAGTTGGCGCAACTATTACTCTCAATGGTGCAAATGAAGTTGGGTATAACGGAACCTTCACGGTTACCGGAGTAACTGGTTATAACACCTTTACATACACAGCACTTAGCGCCCCTTCAGCATCTCCTGCCTCTGGTGCATATGAGCTTGCCATCTCTGGTTGGTACGGTGCTAAAAATCGCATGGGTATCTTTGATTTCCAAAACGGAATGTTTTGGGAGTTTGATGGTCAAACACTAAGCGTTGTACGTAGAACCTCTACCTTCCAAATTGCAGGTAAAGTTTCAGCTACAAACGGGTCTAACGTAATTACTCAGACAAACTCTTCATACCCAACAACATTCTCAAAGCAGTTAACACCTGGAGACTATATCGTTCTTCGTGGAGCTTCTTACCGTGTTACGGATATTATCTCTGATACGACTCTTTGGATCTCTCCGGCATACCGTGGAACAACAGATAACTACATCATTCCTTCAAGAACCGTTGAGACACGTGTCCCACAATCATCATTTAATATTGATAAGCTAGACGGTACAGGACCTTCAGGTTACAACATTGATCTTTCAAAGATGCAAATGTGGTACATTGACTATTCTTGGTACGGTGCTGGAGCTATCAGATACGGCGTACGTGGTACAGATGGAAACATCATTTACGCACACAAGATTGCAAACAACAACCTTAACTATGAAGCATACATGCGTTCAGGTAACATGGCAGGTCGTTATGAAACTTCTACGATTCCTATGGCTACAACGCTAACAGCAAACGTTGCTGCATCAGATACCACTATTAACGTGGCATCTACAGCGGGCTTCCCTTCATCAGGTACTTTAGTAATTCGTAACTCCTCTGTGTATGAGTACGTTAACTACACCGGAATTACTTCAACATCCTTTACAGGATTGACTCGTGGTCAAGCAGGTAACTCATCACTAGCGCTAACAATTGCGGTAGGTTCTAATACTGCATCTGTATCAACAACTGCTGGCTTGCAGGTTGGACAGAAGGTTATTGCCCCACTTTCATTCCCAGATGGAACCTTTATTGCAGCAATCAGCGGAACATCGTTAACCCTTTCACAAGGTGCCTTAACAGCTAACCCAGTGGTAATGGTGCCTCCAATGGGTGCGTCTTCAGGTCAGTCATTTACATATGCTGCAGGAACACCTATTTCTGTAGAATTTGGATTCCCAACATTTGCTCCTACTATCTCACACTGGGGTACTGCAGCAATCATGGATGGTGGCTTCACCCCAGATAAGTCTCTCTTGTTTACATACGGACAACAGACCCCTATCTCTATCCCAACTTCTTCTGTAGTATTTACCTCAGCAGCAAGCGGATCAGCAGCATCTAGCACAATTACCCTCTCAGGTACAGGTACGAACACCACAGCCAATATCTTGCCAGGAATGACTGTTTCAGGTACGGGTATTGCTGCGGGAACATATGTAACTGCTGTAACAGGAACAACTACCTTTACAATCACACCGAACCCAACGACAACAATTACAAGCGGTACGATTACTCTTACAGGTAATACTACAAGAGCATTGATGTCAATTCGTTTGGCTCCAGCAGTAGATAACGGTGTTGGTGCAGGATTTGGACAACGAGATCTTATTAACCGTGCTCAGTTGATCCTTTCAACTCTTGACGTATCACTCTTGAATACAAATATCGGTAACATTCTTGTACGTGGGTACATAAATGCACAGCCTTTTGCCGGATCTCAACAGGTCTACGGAAACGCAATTGGAGTACCTCTATATGTATCCACAGCTTCAGGAACAGGTTCAGTTGTAACAGTTACAACTACAACCCCACATGGCTTGAATGTAAATGACCAGGCTGTTATTTCTGGAATTACTTCGTCTACTGGATATAACGGAACATACACAATTCAATCAGTACCTTCAGCTACAACATTTACTGTTAATAGCACGTATTCCACATCTTATAGCTCAACCGGTTCCCCAACCGTAATGGGTTACAAGCAATGGACAAACGCTGTCGGTAACATCTACGGCTCACTTACCTCTTCTCTAGCTCAAATTGCTGACTATGCCCCTAACTCAGTAACAGGCGGTACAGCAGGAGCCTATAGCGTGACAGGCGGTGAAGTAACTGGCGGTTTCTTTGCTAACCAGACAACAGAACTTGATCTATCATTGCTACGTGATCTTGGTAACGCAATCATGGGCGGAGGCGGAGTTGGTACTCCTGCCTATGCAGGACAAAATGGATATCCAGACGGTCCAGACGTTCTTACCATTGTAGTAACTAACCTAGGAACTAACCCAGTACAGGTAATCGGACGTGTTGCTTGGACTGAAGCCCAAGCTTAAAGAGAGGTCGGTAGAGACAACATGCCTCTAGATAGAGCCAAAAACGTACCTAACGATTCCCTAAAGACTCCTTACGTTACAGTTGATTCCAACGTAACACAGTTAGGTACGTCAACGTCTACCCCAAATAGGGGTAGTACAGCGGGTCAACCAACTACAGCAAATATTGGCGATCAGTATTTTAATACTACGACCAATGAGCTATTGGTCTATTCTGCCAACGGTTGGGTGCCTGCAGCGACTGCTCCTAATGCCCCTACCAATATATCGGTTACAAGTGCCCCAACAACATACGGTGGAAATCCTGGGGCAGTTATATCATGGAAGCCTGCAACTACTGGAATTCCTGCTAGCTCTTATGTTGTGACTTCTAGTACTGGGGGCTTTACACAAACTGTTACAACAACAACTGCAACATTTTTAGGTTTATCCGCAGGAACATCATATACGTTTACGGTTACTGCAAAAAATGATTACGGTTCAAACTCCGCAACAAGTTTACCCATAACACCTTTTACTGTACCTCAAGCACCTGTAATTGGAACAGCTTCTTTTACTGGAACCAATGGCTCAGCTTCTGTATCTTTTACACCTGGAAATACTGGCGGTGCAACCACAACATACGCTGTGTACTCCTCTCCAGGAAATATATCCGCTTCAGGTTCATCAAGCCCTATTGTTGTCTCAGGATTAACTCCTTCCCAATCATATAGTTTTTCAGTTATTGCTATAAATGCAGCAGGCAGCTCTACAAACTCATCATTATCTAACCCTGTAGTGCCGGCTTACCCATCTGTATCTGGAGGATCTCTATCATCTGATGCAACGTATTACTACAATGTATTTACCTCAGGTACAAATAACTTCACAGTATCCAACAATCCAATAACTGCTGATGTTCTTGTAGTAGGCGGAGGCGGAGGCGGAGGAGGCGGTTGGCAAGGCGGAGGCGGCGGTGCCGGTGGTGTTGCGTATGCCACAGCTATTCAACTATCTAATAATTACTCTGTAACTGTTGGTGCTGGAGGTAACGGCGTCAATGGAACTACAAATGATATCAACGGCTATAATAGTTCTTTTGGTTCTTTGATTACTGCCTATGGCGGAGGGGCCGGCCAAGACGAAGGTAACGTACAAGGGTTTACATACACTTTCACAGGAGGTTCTCCAGGAGGTTCTGGTGGTGGTGGCTCTCATCCAGCAACTTCGGGTGGAACGTCAACTCAGGTATCTGGTGTAGGATACACTGGATACGGTAATGCTGGTGGAACCGGTATTTCTCAAACAGGTTATTATATTGGTGCAGGTGGCGGCGGTGCCGGTGGTGTTGGACAAAATGCAACGCTCTCAGCAGCAGGTGCAGGTGGAGCAGGACTTAATACATGGTCATCATGGGCCCCAATTTCTGCTTTAGGAACTGGTGGATATATCGCAGGCGGCGGCGGTGGTGCGTACCGTGGTGCAAGTGGTACAACCAACAATGGTGCTGGAGGATCTGGTGGCGCAGGAAGTGGATATGGAAGTCCAAGTGTAAGTAGTAATAGTATACAAAATGCTATTGCTAATACAGGCTCTGGAGGCGGTTCTGGTGACTCATCTGCTGGAAATGGTTTAAGTAATGGTGGTAACGGAGCAGCTGGAATTGTTGTAATTAGATATACAAGAGCACAAGTTGGTGGATAGTCAATCTGCTAAAGCCCCCCAAACCCACTAAGATTAAGCTATAGTTAGGGCATAACTAAGGAGTACCATGGCAGCAACATTTCCCTCAAGCATACGCCCGTTCGTAGCTCAGGTTGACCTTGTAAGCACCGTTATCGCTGATAACGTAAACTCCCTCCAACAGGAGGTAGTTGCCCTTGAGACGACCTTAGGCACAACGGCTACCAACCAGAACCCACTGGTCTCTACGTGGGCTGCTAGCTTCACTCAGGGCCTTTTATGGGGTACTGTAGCCGATCGCCTAGCCAACCTAGAAGCTGGACTGCTTAACGGCATTCCTGGCGCCCCCTATGTAGCCGTAGCCGGTGGAAGCACCATCTCTACTAATAACAACAAGGGCCTAGTTCTTCGCACCGTTTCTGGCACAACTAACCTTCTTGAAACCTACAATGCCAGCTCAGTCCTAGGTTTTAACCTAGACTCATCTGGTAACCCTAAAGTTGCCTCAGACAATATTGTTTATGTTGGAAGCACTGACTACAACACCCTAGTATCTGCTACAACAGCTGCCTCTACTGCGGCCGCTGCTAAGATTCCGCTTTCCACAGTCTCTGCGGCTGGCGATCTTATTGTAGGAACAGGTTCGGCTACCGTTAGCCGCCTAGGCATTGGAACTGCTGGGCAGTCCATCATCACTAACGGATCAGCTATTAGCTGGGGAACCCCAACTGATACAACTAAGATTCCTCTCTCAACTGTTACTACAGCTGGAGACCTTATCCTGGCTACAGGCTCTGGCGCTGTTACTCGCCTAGGTATTGGAACCTCAGGTCAGGTACTTACTAGCAATGGGTCTACCGCTTCATGGCAGACACCTACAACTTATCTTGCTACAGCTAACGCCTCAGTTACTGCAGCCTCAACCTCTCTAGGCGTTGTCCGCAACGTATGGGTATCAACAACAGCTCCTACAGCTGGACAAGGTAACCCAGGAGATCTTTGGGTGGTCTACGTATAATGCCAGGTAAACTAAATGTCAACGGGGGCACACCTAGTACAGCCGTAGGAATGCTGGCTAACATAGGTGGAGCTTGGCATACCGTTACTCAGGGATTTGTAAATGTCGCAGGTACTTGGCATCAATGGTTCAAGGCCTCAGTTCTAGACTCTTTTAACCGCACTACTTCAGGTAGCCTAGGCACAGCCGATAGTGGGCAGGCTTGGAATGCCACACGAGGTACTTGGTTTGCTAACGGTTCTCAGGCTCAGTCTAATGACGCAGCCTATAATTATTCAATTGCTACTATTGACACAGGTAGCGTAAGTAATATCCAAACCATAGGTAATACTACCAATGGTACTGGCGCTGCTTTATGGGTTACAGATAGCGGAGACTGGTTCGGCGTAGCAGCTGGACAAGAGGTAGTAAACACGGTTTATTATTACACCTGTGGTTGCACAACCTGCTCTGGATCTTCGTGTACTTGTCAGAGCTGTTCTACCGTCTATTATGGCTGCGGAACTACGGGAGCCAGTTACTACGCAGGATCCTACACCCCAGGTCAAGAGTACTCATACTATGTATGTGCTGTCTACTACTCATTGGGTGCATGTAGAACTTACCAAATCCAGTATGGAACATACGCAGCTTCCTACACCCCGCCCTCTTATTACGCTGGAACGTACAGCTGTGCTGGAAGCCGTCAGTCTTGTTCTCCATCTTGCTGCTCATACTATTCCTATACCTGTGGCTGTACGACTTGCCAAGGTGGTAGCGTAAGCTATCCAGCCTATCTATATATGTATCAGTCTGTAGCTAATACCGTCACACAGGTGGTTCGCAGTGCTCTATCTACAGTAGCAGCCAGCCTTAAAGTAATAACCTCTGGTGGAAACACCATTACAGCAACCCCCTACTCTGACTCCCTAGTAACACCGATAGGTTCCCCAGTGACCTATACCGCATCAAGTACCCAAACAGGCACTCAGTTTGGTATACTTCTTTCGCCTTCAGCGTACAACCAAGGTTCTGTACTGGATAATTACCAGTCTCAGAACAACTAACCCAAAGGAATAAAATGAGCCTACCTCTTATCCCAGCTCTTGAACCAGTATCACAATCTCCTGTAGCTTCACAGCCTTACTATGTAGCTGTAATGATTGATGACGTTGTACGTCAGGTCATGAACCTAGATGGACAGTCTGCAGCCCTATTCTTGTCTGCACCTAAGATTGTACAGTGCGACGCTACTGTGGCCCCAGGAATGACATACAATCAGAACTCAAATACCTTTAGCTTTCCAGCACCAACTAACTAACACTTTCTAGCAGTACCCGTCTAATAATTAGGACTCTCACATGAAGACTATTCAATTTATTCCTGCCGACTCTAAAGAGCTGGCTCTTGGACATCCAGAGCCGGCTAAGCTTGAGGTACCTGATTGGTATAGAAAAGGTGAGGCACATATAACCCTCCCTAACGGCAAAGAAGCTAACGGCATGAAAGCGTGCATCCCCTTCTTAGATGTTATGATCTCTGGCTATATGCTAGTTACTCCTTTTGATATTCAGGTAACTATTGTGGATGGTCAGCAGAAAATTGGCTGGGACACAGAGAATCCAAACTTTAAAGAGTTCATTCATGAGCGGCCACATCAGATGGGTGCAACAATCCCACGCCCTGCTGGACATGCGGTTAATGGCTTGATCTGGCAATCACACTGGGGATGGAAAACGCCTCGTGGCTGGAGCAGCGTAGTAACACATCCGTACAATAGATACGATCTACCGTTCACAACTCTCTCTGCTTTTATGGAGAGCGATAAGTTTATCTCTAATGGCAATATCCCATTCTTTCTCAAAGAAGGCTTTGAAGGAATAATTCCTGCGGGCACTCCGTTTGCTCAAATCCTACCTATTAAAAGAGCTGCATGGAGACACACTTGGTCGTATAACTTGACCAGCTATATTAGAGACTTAGGTCAAAGAGTACATCTTAATGAGCATTACTACAAGAAATTCAATTGGGTAAGGAAGATCTATGAGTAAAAAGAAGAAGCCTATTGAAGGTGAAAGACCTTCTCTCAAGGAGTTTATCGGCCGCAAGCTTGTAGACTCAGCTATGCATAAGAAGCATAAAAATCTTAAGCCTCAAGAACATAACCATGATCACGATCATCCTAGCTATACCTTTGTAGCTATGGTCGTAGGTAGGGTAATTAAAGAAGTTGTTCAGGTAGAAGATAGAGTAAAGACTATCCTTCTAGATCAACCAGTTATGGTAGAACTTAAAGAGTCTGAGTATCCAGTCCGCCCAACTATTGGGTGGCAACTTGTAGAAGGTGTATTCCTTCCACCAGAGGAGAACAAGTGACAGACCCATTTGATCGTCCAGCTAGACCCTGGGATTTATTTAACAAGAACCTTGAAAAGGTTACCGGAGATCAATATGATCGCCGTATGGATATCTGCCTAACCTGTGAGCACATAATTAAGCTAACCCACCAATGCAAGAAGTGTGGGTGCATGATGGATCTAAAGACCAGACTTCCTAATGCCACGTGTCCCGTAGGTAAATGGGGGCAAATAGATACTTCAGATGTGAGCTTTACAGAGGAACAATAAACCCTAGTTAGGATACACTAAGGCTATGCGTGGAGAGAATAAGCAGGGACGCTTTAACGTCACCTATGAGCGTGGTTCCAGTGTATCTGGCACCACTACTGAGCTTGTCCAGACCGTAGGTACTAACGTAGCTTGGTGGCTCTATGACCAAGCCAGCACTGTAATTGACCCTATCTACGATGTAGGTGCAGATTCAGGTACCGGCCGTATGTGGAAAACCCCTCTTACCATTCCAGTAGTCAGCGCCCAGATTCAAAGAGGCGTAACTGCTCAAAGCGACCGTGGTTTCTACAACACCGATCAGCTAACCATTCTTATTAACGTAGACGTTATTGAGGATATGCTCAATTTCTACGGCGCTAACGCATCTAATATCCCAGAGCTATCCCAGGTTGAAGTCAACCCTATTCAGTATCTACGTGACCGTATCGTCTTTAGAGACGAAGTTTTTACCCCTATCCGAGTCCTACCTCAAGGTATTATTGGGGACAAGTACACATTGCTTCAAGTCATCTGTAACCAGGTGAACGCAGAAGAAATGGTTAACGACTCTCAGTTCCAGCACTACGCAAACTTCTCTGCGTTTGACCCTACGACCTACTAAGGAAGACCATGTCACTATCTACTAAAAGTACAAAGAAACACCCAGGCTTTGACAAAGCCTCATCTAAGATTGCTAAGAAGGAAGGCGTCTCTCAGGAGGCAGCTGACCGTATCCTAGCCGCATCTTCTCGTGGGGCATCCAAAGGTGCTAAGAAAGCTAACCCTAAACTTAAGAAAGTTAAGAGTTAATGGCTAAAGTAAAGATTGACGGTAAAGTCCACAAGTTTGTTAAGAACAAAAAGGGCGATGTTATCGTGAGTCACCCCAATGGAGGAGGTCCGACAATGGACCTGACCAAAAAAGATGCTAAGATTAAGACCGTGGCAGACGGAATAGCTGCTGGACAACAATGGCATAAGACTCATAAGAAGGGAAAGTAATATGTGCAAAGCATGTGGATGTGGCTGCTCTAAGCCAAACTGCAAAGGCGCCTGCAAGAAAAAGGCTAGCAAACCAACAACAAAGAAGGGCAAGTAAATGGCTCATAAAGACAGTAAGTTTGAGAAGGGTATGACCCCAGCTCAAAAGAAAAAGTTTGAGGCTCAGGATGAAAAGAATGATGCCAAGCTAGCCAAGGATGTTAAGAAAAAGACAGCCAAGAAGAAGGCAGCTAAAAAGAAGTAATGACTTAGACCCCCTTTCGAGGGGGTTTTCGTTTATGATTGCCTAGACGCCAGAGAAATCTGGAACCCTGCTGCTACACCCCCTGCGCCTTCTACTGGAGGATACTGATGATCTACCTTGCCAAACGCTTAGCTGCTCAGGAAACTGACGCTGACCGTGTTGAGTTCGTTCGTGGTGCAGCAAACCTTAACCCCAAGTCAGGCGAAAAGAAAATTGTCGCTGGGGCTATTACAGGTCTTCTGCTAGCGAAACTGCTCCACAAAAATGGCTAGCATCGCATCAGTCCTAAACTCAGTTATTAGAAACGCAGAGCAGGCTGTCACAGAACAGTACGCCGCCAAGCTTCGTGATCATGCCCAAAGCTATGGTTGGCCAGATGAGGTATCCTCTCAACTCTCTATGAGCTATGACGGCTCAAACCACTCCATCACATATCCTGAGGATATTGCTGATGACGTTCTCACTCTAGAGTATGGCACTCAAGACATCCCACCTTCCCCTGCCTTGAGAACATTTATGACTGGAGGACTCTAATGCCTTTTATTCTTAATGAAGAAGCCGCTCTTAAGACTCTGCTTAGCGGAATGACCGTGGCTGATGCTGGAAACTCAGCTCGCCCAGTAGCGGTCTTCTATGGCCAGCCTGATAAGGAAATGCGCTCACAGTCATACCCATACATCACAATTGATCTTGTAGGAGTTTCTGAGGAAGTAGATCGCACACATCGTGGCTCCCTTACTATCCCAACCGATAGTATGTACACACCCGAAGGTGCTACAGAAGGTCAGATCACATCTTTTCCTATCCCGGTTCAGCTAAACTATCAAGTCTCAACATGGGCTCGTCAGCCTCGCCATGATCGTCAGATCATTGCCCAGCTGTTTTCCTATGGTAGACTACCACTTAGATTTGGGCAACTTCCTATTCCTCAAGACGGTACTAACCGTCGTTTGGATGTATTGGGGTTCTCAAAAAGAGATACTACTGAGGGCGATAAGCGTCTATTCAGTAATGTCTACAATATCAGAATCAGTGCAGAACTCTTCCAAGATGTCCTGTATCAGATCTACGAAGTAACACAAGCCCCTACAATTGCGTTTAGTTATCAAGAAGTTGATTTCACAACATCCTAACAATACGGCCCCACAAGAAAATAACCTAACCCTAAGGAGTAAACCGGAATGGCAACATACAGTCGCCCGGGAGTCTTTATCCAGGAAGTAGCACTTCCTCAGTCAATTGCAGCTGGTAATACCAGTACTGCTATTGGTGCTTTCGTGGGAGCCCTTGCACAGGGTCCTATCTTAGCGCCAGTACAGGTACGCACTTGGACTGATTTTGTGAATACATTCGGTGGATTGAATGATTCCTACCCAACAACTTGGGCTGCCTATAACTTTTTTGCTAATGGTGGTCGCAACCTCTACGTACAACGTGTAGTAGGAGCAAGCGCAGCTACAGGAGCAGTAACCGTTACAAACGGAGCTACAGGTACCCTAACAGCTACAGTAACAGCAGCATCTGCTTCAAGCGGAACTGTTACATATACAGCTTCTAACTCATTTACAGCTGGACAGACAGTCTCTATCACAGGACTCTCAACTTCAGCCTTTAACTTGACTAGCGTAACAATTGCTACAGCTACGTCAACCCAGTTCACAGTAACTAACGCAGCTACAGGTACCGCTGTTACAGGCGCATCTGCTACCGCAACAGTTACTCTGACACCATCAAATGCCTTTACATTGACAGCTAATAACCCAGGTTCATGGTCAAATAACTACACAGTTAACATCGTACCTGCTGGAACACCTTCACGTTTTAACGTTGTTATCTATGCGTCTGTTACAATTAATGGCGTATCTAGCACAACTCCTGTAGAGACCTACCAAGATCTAAGCATGAGCTCAACAGATACGAACTATGTTCTTTCTGTAATTAACTCTGGTTCTCAGACCTTTACAGTAGGCGCAGTCAATAGCACGGTAACTCCAGGCGTAACATCTTCACCACTATCAGTTTCTGGTGGCGTAGATGGTGTAGCACCTACACGTGCACAGTACGCAGCAGGCTGGTCTAACTATGACGCAGTCCCAAGCAGCCTAGTTCTATACGCACCAGATGCACCGTATCAGTCAACATCAACACTCACATCACAGCTTCATGGTGATGCAATTACTTATGCTGCTAGCCGTACAGATTGCTTTGCAATCGTTGATACTCCAGATCAAATGTCTGTAGCTCAAGCTCAAACTCAGATTACAGCTACTGGAGCAATTGCTGCAGCAAGCACAACTGGAAATATTGCGGCTGCTTACTACCCATGGGTTAACATTCCAGACATCACAAAGATCCAGGGTACAACTCGTTCACAGGCTCCAGGCGCAGCAGTACTAGGACAATACCTAGCTACAGATGCTCTTCGTGGTCCTTCTAAGACACCGGCTGGTTTTAACAACAAGATCGCTCTTGCTGTTTCTACAAACCACTCATTTACAAATGCTGAACTTGATTCGCTTAATACCTCTGTTGATCCAATCAACCCTATCCGTCAAGTACCTGGTGCCGGAATTGTTGTAATGGGTGGACGTACTTTGGATAATACTCCAAACAATCGTTACATCAACATTCGTCGTTCTCTTATCTACATTGAGAAGTCTATCCAGGATCTAAGCGCATTTGCTATCTTTGAGAACAATGACTCAGTACTATGGTCAAAGCTCAATACAATCCTAACCACCTTCTTGTTTAACTACTGGCAAAATGGTGGACTTAGAGGTTCGAACTCTACACAGGCATTCTTCGTACAATGCGACGCAACAACCACATCCTTTGCAGATATGCAAGCAGGTCGTGTGAATGTTAAGGTTGGCGTTGCCCTTGAATACCCAGCTGAGTTCGTTATCGTAAATGTCAGCCAGCTCACAGGAAACGCTTCGGCGTAAGGAGATAAAATAAAATGGCACTAACACCATCCTTTAGTAACTTGGTTTCGGATCCAATCCGTAATTTTAAGTTCCTAGTAACCTTCTATCCAGTTCCTAGCGGTACCGGAGCGACTCCAACAAATCCTATCGGATCAATGGGCTTCGTATCTCTTTCCGGTCTAAGCATCTCAACAGAGTCTATTGCTTACCGTGAAGGCGGATATAACACCAACGTTCACCAGATTCCTGGTCAGACGTCATTCACACCAATCACCCTTTCTAAGGGATCTATGATTGGTCAGAATACAAATGCTGCTTGGATGAAAAGACTGTTCGAAGTCACCACTCCAACATCTACAACAGGTCTAGGTGCGGATTTCCGTGTTAACTTGGATATCCAAGTTCTAACACATCCAAACCCAGAAGGTATGACAGGTTCAGGTACAACAGGCGCACAAGCTTCAAACCCAACCGATCAGCATACCTCTCTTCGTTTCAAGGTTTATAACGCATGGATCACATCCCTTGCATACTCAAACCTTGATGCCGGTGCTAACACACTCATGGTAGAAGAGCTACAGCTTGTTCATGAAGGTTTCGACGTCGCATACGCAACAGACTACTCAGCAGCAGGAACAGCAAAGTACACAACATTCGCATAACATCTAACTAAAAGGTACACAATATGTCTAACGATACTGTTATAAAAGCTACAGCAAACCCAGCGGCCGCCAATAAACTAGCGGCTGCTGCAATGGCTCAACAGGAGGCAACAACTGCGGCTTTACAGCCGGATCCAATAAAGTTGCCTCCTGAGACAACTATTGAACTTCCAGCTGGATTAATAGATCCCTTCACAGGCGTGTCTATTAATACAGCGGAGGTTCGAGAGCTAACAGGTGTAGACGAGGAGACAATCTCTAAGATCTCAGATCTTGGTAAAGCACTTCTAACTATTCTTGAAAGAGCCACAGTTAAGATTGGCGATGAAGTCGCTAACAAGGACATCCTAGATGCTTTATTTGCGGGAGACCGTGAAATGATTCTCCTAGGAATTAGAAACGTAACCTTTGGACCTGACATTAAAATCGGTCCAGGTAACTGTCCTTCATGCGGAGTAGAACAAACCTTTGAAGTAGACCTAGTAAACGATGTTCCTATCAAGAAGCTTGAGGGATCTAGCGATTTTACTGTCAGCTGTAAGGTAGGAGAAGTGCAGGTATCCCTTCCTACAGGTGTTACCCAAAAAGCTCTTATCACGTCTACCAACAAAACCTCAGCAGAATTAGATACAATTCTTCTGAAGAACTGCATTAAGTCTATTAATGGAGCTCCTGTAATTAACCCGGAGACTGTACGAAACCTTGGTATCAAGGATCGTAAGGATATCCTGGAAGAGATCACAAACCGAAACCCTGGCCCACAACTTAGCGAAATCAAGAAACCATGTCAGTCTTGCGGCACGGAGGTACCGCTTCCGCTAACCTTAGCGGAACTATTTCGCTAGCGAGATTGACTACGAACTACTTATGGAAATGTATGACTTATTAAGTCAACAATATCCTGGGTGGTCATTAACAGAGATTCGTTCCCTCAGTCTGAGAGAGCGACTTAATTGGCTAAATACGGCTCTTAAAAGGACAAGGCGGTGATCTAAATGGCTGGATCTCAGAATTTAATCTCACCAGATGATGCTTCTGGTGGATTTGCTGGCATCTCATCTATGTCTTCTTTTGAAGACATGCCTAAAGACCTGCTCAAACTATTTACCCAAGTAGAATCTCTTGTTAATAAGATTGCTAAGACTTGGGAAGGCACAGCCTCAAGTATTAAAGACGTATCTAAAGATGCCGGAAGCTCAACCCCAGGCTCCGGCAAACTAGGGCTAGGATCTTTTAGCGTAGGTTCAGTAGCTACCGGTCTAGGACTAGGCGTAGTCGCTACAGGATCAATCCTCTCTTCTATGGCGCCGTCTACTATGTCGGCGGTTACACAAGCCCTTGCCGCATCTACTTATGCCGGCTTCTCAGGCATGACCAATATGCAAGCCACAAAGATGGCTAATATGCAAGTTGGCATGGGAGCTACAAGCGCTATGGGCCCAACCATGGCAGCAGCAAATCTATCTTCTATGGGCTTACTTGCAGGAAGCGCAAGCTCTAATAACGTTATGGGACAAATCGGCGGCCTTAGTGCTATGACCGGTATGAGTAACGAACAAGCGGCCGGTGCTATGGGCAGCATAAATGGAATGAACTTCCTATCTAAAGGAATCAGAGTCCGTGATGCCAGCGGCAACTTGCTACCACCAAATCAAATTATTAACAATGTTTGGAACAGTCTTGTAGGCGGAAGACAGCTTACACAGGCTCAAGTAGCGGCAACATTCTTAAGTCCTAATGGACCAGGTACCCAAACACTTATTGCTCTTGCAGGCGGCAACCAGGGCTTGCTACAAACTTTACAGTCTGGAATGATGGCCCGTGCTAAGGCTGGAAGCGGACTGACGTCTAATGAGATGAGTAATGGTCTTACCATGCTCAAGACTATGGGTGTTGATAGCTCAAGCCCTCTCTATTCTAATTTTAAAAACAACACCGCCCAAGCTAATCTGTTAGGCTCAACTGAGTCTGGACTTGTAGGTGGCTACAATACTGCCCTCAATGCAAATGCAGATGTTACTAATAATCTTGCAAACCTTGCTGCTTCTGCAGACGGAGTGACTAAGGCCCTCATGGGACTTAAGGGATTCTTGCAAACCTTTCCTGGTGCTGGGAGCGTCGGCGGAACAATTTCAGGCGTAGGGAGCACAGTAGCAACTTTGGGTGCTAATGCGCTTATGAATCGCTCACTTAAAAGAAGTATTACATCTGCGCTAAAAGGTGAAGAGTCACAAATTGGACCTCTTCTTTCTAATGGAAAGTTTACCTCTAAAGGGGAGCAAAGCTTACTATCAAAGATTGGGTCTAAAGTACCGGGCATACTAGGCGGTGCAGGTAATGTACTTAAGAGTGTATTTGGATTCCTTGAAGCTGATCCTGAAGTTTTGGCTGGAGGTCCGGCTGATCATGGCTCTATGGGACATGGTGGTATTGGTGGCCCTACAGAAGGACATGACAACATTCTTCCTGTTTCTAAGGGAACCCCAATCACATCTCCATATGGCCCTCGTGGCGGCGGAGCAAAGACTAAAGGCTTTCACCCGGGCGTTGACTATGGTGTCCAAACAGGATCACCTGTATATGCTCATGATTCTGGTACAGTAACTCTTATCGGTAACGGTGGCGGCTACGGTAACTACATTGAAATTGACCACGGCTCATACCGCACACGTTATGCCCACCTATCTTCCATCATGGTATCTAGAGGACAAAAGGTAAGCGGCGGACAGGTAATTGCTAAGTCCGGCGCTACTGGTAACGTTACAGGTCCCCACCTTCACTTTGAAGTATTGGTTAATGGAAAGAAAGTTAATCCAGCACCCTACCTTGTAGGTTCTGGGTCAAGCAATGCTAGAGCAGGTAACTCACGTGTTTATAGCACGGGAAGAAGCAATAGTCAGAGCACAATCACTGATCTAGGATCCTTATCCAGCACGGACGTTAACTCTGCCCTTAACAGTTTTAATACTTCCAGCTATTCAGACCTATCTAATATCTTTGGAGCTAGCGGTTCTAAGAACCTAAGCTCAAATTCTTCTATGTCCTTTATTAAAGGTCAATTACAAACTACAGCTGGAACAATTCTAGGAACAGGTAGCCAGCAAGCTTGGGCTAGAACACTTCTAGGAAAATTAGGTAAGCCGGCAACAGCAGATAACGTTAGGGCGCTTACAACATGGGCCGCATGGGAAGGTGGACAATGGCATAACTCTGCTCATTATAACCCACTTAATACTACCCAGCCTGAAGCTGGAGCAACCAACATGAATAATGAAGGCGTTAAATCCTATAAGTCTTGGGATCAAGGGTACGCCGCAACAGTTGAAACTCTTAATAACGGACGTTATAAGTCTATTCTTTCTGCTTTAACTAAAGGCAACAATGTAGGAAGCGTGCTCACCGCAGTAGATCATTCACCTTGGGGAACTCATATCCCTGGGTATGGTGGACCTACAGGTGATCTAGGAACTGCAGGAGTTAGCACTACACTTAGCATGCCTTCCTCAGGAAGAGGTGGCCCAACAGTTTCTGGTGGTGCAGGTGGAACTGTAAACGTTAACTTTAACGTTAAGTTCTACGCACAGCAGGCAAGCGTTGCGGATGCAAAGAGATTTATTAAAATGATTGAAGCTGAGGCTAAGAGCAGCTCATTGCTTAAGACGATTGGAAGTATTGGTTAATGGCTACAACATATGCGTACTATTACACCCTTCAGATCTTTGGTAATACTGAGAATGGTAGCAACGCCAGCGTTGAACAGATTGACGCAGTTGACTACAGCTCTGTTATGACTAACCCAGGATCTACTTGGATCCAGATCATGCCTGAGGCGACATCTTTAACCGTCCCTGCGGCTGGAAAAAGAATTACTTTACAGACAAATAATGAAGTCAAGGTTCAGGTTAGATTCTATCAAGTAATTACTACAGGTAGTGGGTATCAGATTCACTGGCTTGATTCCAGTGTCGTAAAGGATTTAAGATTCACACTTGCAGATGCCGCAGCACTAGGTAACTCTACAAACAACCATGTTAACTTAAATACACAGGGGTCTGGCAGTACATCTATATCAACAGCATATGATGATGGTACTGTTTTTTACTTTTATTTTAAACCTGCCACAGCAGGAAGTATCTCTGTACCGCTTCTTAGCTACAACAATGGAGGCATTGTTCCTGCTAACGGACCTAGTGGTAATCTTAATGGAGATACGAATAATAACTATATCTTTCCTACGCTTGCTGGATACAGCCCAATCCTTACGATATCTAAAAAGCCGCCTACCCCACCTGTCCCCTCTATTCTAGAGAATGCTTTAGTAGCAGATGCGACTGCAGGTGGTAAGGTCTATATGACTTTCTATCCATGTCCTACCCCTGGTTATCCTGGAGGCGCATGGTACGGCTTGGCTGTTACTCCGATTAAGGCATCTTCTTCTGGTAAGCCTATGTACACATACTCTACGTATACTTGTACACCTAATAATACAAAACTTACTAATGGAATTCCTCCTACGTCTGAAGCTCCAGCAGCTACCGGCAAAGTAGATACTACCCAAGTTAGTAAAATCTTGGCTCAATTCAAAGAGTATGCCTTAGGTATTTGCGGAGGAATAACAACTGTTGCGGGCAATGGTGGTGCAGGCGGTGCTGGAGGTGGGACATCATCAACACCTAACCCAAAAGTTCTTACCCCTCCTACTATTAATGATCAGTGGAATCCTCCTGCATATTCTGGTAGCCGATTAGCGTCCTATGCTGAAGTAGTCCAACTATATGAGTCTTCTACTCTTGGACAAACTGAGCAGACGGTTGTAGGACTAGAAAAACTTCTTCTTTCTGAAGACCCTACCACTATTACAGGAATTTTACAGGCGTCTTCTAGCAGCAATCAGGGGCGTATATTTCAAGACCCTCTTAGTGCAAGCACACTAAACAGCTATCAAAGTAGCCTATCATTAAAGGGAACATCTAAAGCATTACAATGGGGCTTTAGATTTATGTATAACCCTACAACATTCTCTTATAACAGTAGTTCTAATAACAGTGTTGACTGGACTAATGGAAGTAGCGATCCTTCAGCGCTGCTAGTAGGTAACTCACAGGTAACTTTTGATCTATATCTAAACCGTATCTTGGATCTTAACGCTTTAGAAAATGCTGAACTTAATAACGTTGATCCTACAACTACAGATATTGGGTACGGCCGACCTCTTTCTAAAAATGAGATGTACGGCATACTGCATCGTGGAACTGAATATGATATTGAATTCTTATATAGAGTTCTAAATGGAAGTCCTGTAACCGGATCTACTCTTTTGAGCGATTCTTATAAGAGTCTTGGTGGAGTTACTTCAGACTTTGGATACACTACCGCTGTTCCATGTTGGATGTGGCTAAATGACAACCTTCGTTACTTTGGTGCAGTTGCGTCTATACAGGTTAACCACGTAATGTTTGATCTACGTATGGTTCCTATCCTAAGTGTAGTAAGCGTCACATTTAGTCGTTACCCATCACTTAACTCAAGCAACACTATCTTTAACGAGGCATCAGTTGGACAAGCTGGAGCAAGCTCAGCTAGCGGAACAGTCGCAGGAACAGGAACCACACCATGATTGAAAGAGTATCTAGATACTATGACGGGACCTTGGCCCAGACTCCTAACAAATACACAGGTACATATGAGATCTCTGTTTTTAGGACCTTTCCTAATGTCACTAGTGTTAAGTACATTACCTATATATGGAAAGAAGGAGATACTCTTTCTTCCGTTGCACAGACATACGGTAGTGGCGTAAAATATTGGTGGGAAATTATGGACATCAATCCACAGATTGCTGACCCATTTGATATCACACCTGGAACTGTAGTTCTGGTGCCATATGGCAACTAACGCATTCGATACTAATACCCCAGCGCAGAAAACTTTTACCTGGGGTTCGTCAGCCTCGGTTTTAAATACATCCTTTGATGTGTCTTTTCCTAATGCTACCGACATGGAGCTATTGCTAATAGGTGCGGAACTACATCAAGATCCTGAGGAGCATGACCGTCTTGTGCTGCATTTTAAGGGCACACCTCTAAACAAGAAGCAATCTTTAGTAGGTGGAGACCCTGTAATCTTTAAGGTCACATCAGAAAAGCTAACCCATACATGGTATGGGTATATACACAGCATTCCACAAACCAATACATGGCAAGGTGGAAATACGGACATTGTTTGTGTAGGAGCCTCATATGTTCTTAAGGGCACAGATCAAAAGGTATATACAAATACTACCGCAGATCAGGTCATTAGCAAGATAGCGGCGGCCAATAGCCTAGAGGCTATTACGCAGCGTCATCCTAGAGTTAAAGACAGCATCGTACAGGCAGGGCAAAGCTACTGGCAGGTTCTTAAGCGGTTAGCTAAGACCACAGGCTTTGCTTTATTTGCCACAAATACAACTATATTCTTTATGTCTAAAGATAAGATCTTTCAAAATAAGAAAGCTACAGCTCCATACTTTAACTATGTAGACAATGAAGTTAAAGGCGTGGTAACAAGAGAGCTTCGCATGACTGGAACAATTCTTAATTTCAAACCTATCATCTCAGATCAAAGTCCTGAAGCTGGGGTTATGGTTGATCGTGTTATCTCTGGAACAGATCCTAAGAACGTTAAGCTTATTAAGACTACGCATCCTTATAAAGGCGTAGCCCCAAGTAACCCTGGAGTAGTAATCCCATCACCGGAGTTCTTCCTATGAGTAACTTTTCTAATAGCAGTCCAACTAATACGCCGATAGCGATATTTAAAAAGCACCACACATATGAGGTAAGTACCAGCTTAGCTGAGTCTCAAGCCATTGCAGAAGATTATTCCAATGCTCATAGGTACCAGTACAGAGCTGAAGTCACTATCGCTGGACACCCCACCCTTAGTCTTTATGACCCTATTTATTTAGATGGCCTACCAAACGGTATGTCCGGTTATTGGACAGTCTTATCTATCAAAAGCATTTTTGGTGGAACACCTGCATACTACATGATGGATCTTATAGTAGGAACAGACGTTATTGGTGATTCTAATCCTAAGGCTGCAACGAATGCAGATACCAGAAATGTTCAGAATGACCTTGCAGGTCAATCACTTGATGCTTCTGGCTCTACTCTAAGCCAGTATAAGCTATCACCTAACTCTTCACAGCTGTCTCCTACCTATGGAGTAACTGCTCCTACGGCTATTACGGCCAAGTCTTCCATTGCAGTCCCCACAGTTACAGGGGCCTCTCCGTATGCAGGTACGTCACCGAACATCGGCTCAGTAAAAAGAACTGTACAATGGGTGGCTAAGAGTAGCGGGAAGGTGCTAAAGTGAATCAACACGAGTCTGAATACGGACTAGACCCACAAGGACGCAACAGGTTCTTTGGTATCTATAGGGCTATTGTAGTAAGTAACTCTGATCCTCTTAATAAGTACAAGCTTAAGGTTCAGATCCCACAGCTTCATGGAACAGAAGTAACTAACTGGATTCCAGCAGTTCTTCCTGTAACTCACCTATCCTCTCAGATAGCCCCTAGCTTGACCACAGCAACTACAACTGCCTCCGGTGGAGATCCCCAGGGAGGAACCGTAACAGTTTCTATACCTGCGTTAACCGTTACCGCTAAATCAACCCCCGTACTTCCAGCCCTACCTACCGTAGGTCAACATATATGGGTCATGTTTATTGCCGGAGACCCTGAATACCCAGTATGGATTGGAATAGAGCCATGACCGCATCAATTAACTATCCGTATACGATTGATCCCGATACGGGTGCTGTTCAGGTAGTAAACAGCACTGCCAAAATTTATCTAGATAAGGTGGTTACTCTCCTATCTACTAACATAGGTCAACGTCCTATGACACCTACCTATGGGGTAGATTGGTCTTCAGCAATGTTTGAAAACCAAGGTGAATCCCAAGCGGCTATCCACCAAGCAATTAGCCAAGCTATTGCTAAGTGGATCCCAGGCGTTACTGTTGCAGCTATGTCTATCTCTGGTTCAGGTCTTTCGGGAACAGAAACGATCTCCCTTACGCTAAACTTACCTGACAGCACAACTACGACTCTAGCTGTCAATTCTAACATTCTTAACTACGACGGAACGATTGCGGGATAACTATGCAAATTGATTACACATCTAGAGACTTTGCAAGTCTTAAGTCTGATTTGATTGCCCTTATTGGCAACAGAACAGGTACTGCTTGGGATCCTAGTGACTATAACGATTTGGGCAATGTTCTTGTTGAGGCATTCTCCTATATGGGCGACATCATGTCCCACTATCTTGACCGTGTAGCGAATGAAACCACTATTGATACCGCTATTCAGCGTAACACTCTTTTGTCCTTTGCTAATCTGTATGACTTCACACCCTCTGGACCAACCCCAGCCACAGTGCAGGTTACCTTTACAAACGTGAGTACTAATACTATTAGCTTACCTGTAGGTACTCAGGTTATGGCTCCTCTTTCTTTTGGACTATACTCTCAAGTTTACTTTGAAACAACGACAGCTGCTACAGCGATTGTTCCTGGGCAAGCCATTACACTTCCTGCATCAGAAGGTAAGACGGTCAACACCGATCGTCCTGACCTTATTGACAGCACCTATAACGTCCCACTTCCATCTAACCTTGGAACTTCTACTGGAAATCCAAGTCAGGTATTTCCTATTGTAGACGTAGGAATTGTCAATGCGTCTATTCACGTGTATGTTGGACAAGGCGTTGCTTTTAGTACCTGGACGTATGTAGATAATATCTTTGAGTGGGGTCCTACAGACCAAGTATTTACTACTTCAACGAATGTAGATGGAACTCTATCTATTGTATTTGGAGATGGCGTACACGGCTCAATCCCAACTAGTGGACAACTAGTAAGCTGTCTTTATCAGACTAGCGTAGGTGCTGCAGGAAATGTCAACTCATTGGCTATTACTGAACTTACATTTGTTCCTGGAAACCTAGACCCACAAGTAACAACATATTTTACAGTAAGCAACGCACTACCTGCTAGCGGCGGTGGGGATGCAGATGATGCAACACAGCTTAAAGCTAAAACAAAGGCTGCGGTATCTTCTCTAGGACGTGCAGTTACTCAGAATGATTATGCTAACCTAGCGCTACAAGTACCACTAGTAGGTAAGGCAAGTGCTCAAGCTGCAGTGTACTCATCAGTTACTTTATACGTTCAGCCACAAAATGATAACTCACCTACTCCTGGATTTCCAGACTCCAGTCTTGTTGGAGTATCTGGTTCAGGAACAGTAGTAACATACGCAACTGCAACTGCCCATGGGTTGGCTATAGGAAACGTAGTTAATATTACCGGCGTATCCCCTATTGTGTATAACCTACAGGGAGTAACGATTGCTTCGGTGCCTACATCAACTACATTTACAGTAACAAGTACTGTTACAGGTACGTATAACTATGGCGGAGTGGTTATCTCTACAACTCCTACATTAGCCTGGTACTCACTTGCGAATAGTGTTCAAACTGCCATGGCTAATCAGATCTTGCTAGGAACAACTCTTACAGTGCTTCCTCCTACCTATGTACCTATCTACCTAACACTAAACGTAACGGTAGAACCTTCATATAAAAACTCTGATATTCAATTAGCAATCTATCAGGCTATGTTAGGTGCTGGAGGAATCTTCTACTATGATAATAACGTATTTGGAGATGTAATTCCACTATCAGTTATCACAACTGCTGTTCAAGGAATCCAAGGAGTGGTATCTGCAAGCGCAACTCAGTTCAACACTGATGGTTCGTCTACAGTATACGAGACAGTACATAGTGCGCCAATAACTTTGGCTGCTAACCAAATCCCATATCTAGCAGCTGCAAACCTTATCAGCAACTGCACAGGCGGAATCTAAGGAAAAATAAATGGCAAAGTTTGGTACACAGCGATATGGCTCCGGATTTAAGTACGGTGAGGTATCTACGGTCAGCGTCTACTATGACTCTGGCTTAACTGCCGTATCTCAAAACTATGGAATAGTGCAGCTAAACTGGCAGCCGATTACACCTAACCCTAATGATCCTACCCCTACAAACTGGATGCTAGTTAAAAGCTATTCAGGAAGTTTGGATAACCCTCTTAATGCTGTAAAGCTGGCAGGAGGATTATATTCAGCGTTTACAACAAGCTATACAGATGTTAACACCACGCCTATTGATGTTGAGATTAGCTATTCTCTTTGGATCTTTAATGGGTCAAAGTGGATCAACTGCGGAGATGACTACGCAGTAGTAGTCAGTGATAAAGATACACTTACCATGGTCTCTTCTTGGTTTCCCAAGGCTTGGGTAAACGAAGCAAATTCTATAGGAGACGCTACAGGAGAAGTTGATTCTACAAATACCTTGGTATCTATTTTAGATGCTTTCGTATTTGTCTATGATAAAATGCGAGTAGAGGCTGCTCTACTTATGGTTAATAATAATCCTGCGTATACTCCAAGTTCCCTTCTTAAATATAAAGGTCCAAGCTACGGCATGGCATATGAAGATGCTTTAGGAGATTCCTATAACCGGTCTTTATCAGCAGCTGGTTTTGTTATTAATAAGTATAAAGGAAGCCCTCAAGGACTTAGTATCTATACTTCCGCACTAACTCACTGGTCTAACGACTCTACACCAGGACACAACCTTCTTC